TAAAAGCTGGATCAAATGCAGCTCAAGAATTTGAAAGCTGGACAATTGAATTTACATCAAATAATGATAAAATTGGAAAAGGTAAAGATGAAATAACCTTATATAATGATGAAATAAATGATATTGATGATATCTTAACTGAGTATTTAAATGAAGTATTATCTAATGTGCCTATTGAAGATATTGAAGTAGGTCAGGTATTTAAATATAAAAGAAAAAAATATTATATTATGAATAAAACAAATGATGAAATATTATATAAATCTGTTAACATTGCTGATTTAGAAGAATATGAATTTACAGAAGAAATTATGAAAGATAAAAGTTTTAAACTTATTAATGATACTGCCCCTATTAAAGATGATGATGTAAATCCAACTGATGAGGAAGCTGGTGCAGCAAATGAAAATCAAAATAATATAAAAATTTCTAATGACCAAATCAAAAAAGGATTTGATGATGCAATAGATCCGCTTGCTGCAATAAAAGAACAAATTGATAAAACTGATAATTATTGTTAAAACAAATATTTTAAAATATGTCTATTAAATGTGTAACATTACTTGATAACGATGTAGATAGAATTTTATTAATTCTCTCATCTTTTGCTAAACAATCTTTTCAAAAAGATGAGTTAATTAATTTTGAAAATATTATTGATACTTATTATAATGCTTCAATAGAAGGTGGTATAGCACCTTTAACAGCATTATCTTTTATGCAATTAACACCAAGTATAATGTTGCAAGTTATATCGGGAAATCAAGAATTATTGTTGCAACAAAGAGGTAAAGGTTTTAGTTTAGATAATTTAGGAAAATTAGTAGAAGAATTTAGTGATTTTAACAAGGTTGTTGAATATTTTAAAATTGATCCTTCTACATTATCTCGTAAACAAAAAAAGAAGTTAAAAAGAAATAATGCAGGAAATTCAATAGATGAAAAAAGTAGAGTAACAAATGTTATTTTTGATGCTAAACCACAAGATGTTGCGTCAACAATAACTAGACCTCACTTGTTTGCTGCACTATCATCTCAACAAGGAATCTTAGATAAAGAAAATACATTTTATAAAAATTTAAAGAAAGCATTTGCATTAGCACTAAATAAATCAGATAATTTATCAATGTCTGATCTTACCTTTGGTGGACATACAGGTTTTAAAATAACTCTTATGTCTCAAACGATGTTAAGAAAAGAAGATTTAAGACCAGAGCATTTAAGAAGAATTACTGATAAAGAACATATTGATTATAGATGGGATGAAAAATTAAAAAAAGATGTAGTTCAAAAGAAACAAACATTAGCTCAGAGAAAAGTAGATTATCAAAATGGTATATCTGCTGTTATTACAGATAATAATGGTAATATATTATATTTTAAGGAAGATGACTCTGGTAATTATAATGTGGTATCTGCTGAAGAAGGAATTGCTTCATATGATAATGTTAGAAGAACTTTTGGAAATAAAGAAAATTTTTATAGAGGTTTAGCATCTTTTCAAGATGTAGCTAAAAAAACTGGAGAATCAGTTAAAGAAGTTAAAAAAAGATTTGATGCAGATTGGAAAGCTGTAGATGATGCAATAAAATATATTCAAAGTGATAAAAAGAATAATAAAGTTATTACTGAAATTACAACTGTAAATCCAGGTCATGCAGTTGTTAACTATGAAGAAAAGGTTCCATTAAGTGAAATAAATTTTAATGAAACTTTACCTTTTGATATTGAAATAGAAAAAGTAGGAGAGAATAAAGGAAAGGCTGTTATAAAAGTTTCTGATCCTTTTACACCTAATATACCAATTGATTATTTACTTCTAAAGGATACTAAGTACGCAGATTTTATAAAAGAACTTCTTTTAAATGATGACTTGGATATAAAGGCTTTAGAAAGAATTAAATTAATTAAACAATATACGTATATAAGTGATTATAAATATAGTTATGACAAAAAAAATCCAAAAGAATTAATTGTAAAAAATAAAAAAGGGGATGTATATACTAAGAAGCAATTAAAAAAAGATATAGAGAAAAAAATAGAAGGTTATAAATATCCTATAACAGATAAAAATAAAGAGAAAATAGAAAAAAGCTTTGTTTTACAATTAAATCTTGATTCACGATCATTAGGAACTAAAATAAATGATATAATTTCTATAGAAAATAATAAAGTTGAAACACAAGAAAAAGATTATAATGATTTTGTAAAAGAAAACTTTTCATCTCCTTTTGTAGTTAATGCTGAAGGTCAAGTACCATTACTTGGAGGTTATTACACTTTTTCTGTATCTGATTTAAATAATCTTAAAAGAAATAAAAGAATAATAAAGGGTAATACAAGTCTTAAAAATTCTTCTGCAGCTAATAGTATAGTTATATTAGATCAGATTGTAGCTAGATCAAAAAATTTTATAATATCGCCTGATAAAAAAAAATATATTCAACTTGATGAAAATAGAAATATAATACGTACTTATAATAGAGTAACGGATGTAACATCTGAATCATCTGACACTCTTGATAATTTAAGAGAAGTAGAAAAACAAGATGCATTTGTGTTTAATGATGATGGAACTATAAGTATTGATAGAGATATTTTGGAGGAAAAGAATAGTTATCTTTTAAATCTATTAGATGATCCTATAGATAAAAATAATAACACTGAAGAAGACGCAATATTAAGAATTAAAACAGGAGCAGTTATTGGTATTACTTTTGATGAAATTTTTAGAGATTATTTTTCTGAAGATGGCTCCAAATCATATAAAGACTTTATTGCTAATAGTGAGTTTAAAAAGAACGCAATTAAAAGATCAATGTATTACGATGCTATTGATGCAATAGAAACCTGGGCTGAAGAAAATATTTCAAAAGATGAAAAAGTTTATGCAGAAGGAATGCTTGTTTATAATGATGAGTTAGGTATAGCAGGAACATTAGATCTTTTAACTATAAATAAGAAGACTGGAGAAATAAAGATTTGGGATATGAAAACCAAAAGAGCTGGTAGTAGGTTCTTTGACAGTGGTTTTGAAGGTGGTGAAAGTGATGCCTCTAAGTTTTCAAAACAATTATCAACATATAATATTCTCTTAAATAACACAGATGGTCTTAGTGCATCTGAATTATTAATAATCCCTATTAAAGCTGCATCTGAAAAAGGTGAATATACAACTTATCCATCTGAATTTTCTGGAATTGAAGAACCATATAAGTTAAAAAAATTAGAAAAAATACCTAATTTAAAAGTAACACCAACTAGTGAGGTTAAACAAGTATATCAAGGATATGATACTTTGACTGATAGAAAATTTAATTATTTTACTGTTAATAAATCTGAAGCTAAAGATTATGGTAAAAATGTAAGAACTGTTACATTAAATATAAAAGATTTATTAAAAGGTAACTCTAAGTTATATAAGGATTTAAAACAAGAAGATTCTAAAAATACAGGAGAAATATTTGATTTATTAGATAATAGTAAAAAAGGAAAAGAAAAACAAAACCAATTTTTTGATTTTTTACATAAGAAAGGATATAAAGGTATTGATTTTACAATGTTTAGTGATAGTCAGTATATAGTATCTTTTGAAAATTTAGAAGTTAAACCAACACAAACTCATGGATCTACTTTAAACAGTAATGCTATTGTTACTCCTGTAAAAGGTGGTACAGTTACTATTTTAGAAGATGCTTTTACTGATAAGCAAAGTGAAGACTATATTAATAAAGTAGAAAATCTTTTAGCTACTGAACAAAACAAAGAAAGTAATTTTGATAATGAAGTTAAGCAAGTAGCTGTTGTATATGGCCCTAAAGAATATTCTTATGCTAAAGGTGGTAAAGATAGCCAAGGTAATAAGAGAATGGCTATACATAATATAAAAGCTATTCCAAAATGGATGCAAGAGCTTTCAAGAAAGGTAGAAAAAGATTTAGGTAAGCCTGCAGGATACTACAACCATGTTCTTATAAATAGATACGGAGATAATGTAGGTATAGGAACTCATACTGATGCTGAAAGTATTTACGATAATGAAAAAGGAGAAGTAGGTAGTGTTGCTATTTATTCTATAGGACATACTAAAAATAAACATAAGATTGGTGGTGTTGATTTTCAAGCTACACATAATTCATTAGCTGAAATGAGTACTGGAAAGTTAAGTCATTCTGTAGGTAAAGCTAAGGGTACACGATATAGTATTAATTTTAGACATATACCTTCATCTCAATTACCAGCTCAAAGTAATGAGGTTGAATTAAAAAAAGAACCTGAAAAGAATAATACAGGATTTAATTCTACTGATGATCTTTCTGAAGAATTATATAGAACAAAACCTGCAGGAGAAACTCAAAGAGCTGAAACAAAAAGACAACAAAAAAGAGCTAAACAATGGTATGATTCAAATCCTATGTCTAAGTATTTACCATATGAAATAATATCTAATATTGTAAACTCTAATATATATGCACAGTTTACAGTAGATGGTATAACATTACATGATGGTTTTAATTACACAGATCTTTACCATGAATCATGGCATGGTTTCACCCAATTATTTTTAACTCCAGAAGAAAAATCTGAATTATATAATGAAGTAAAAAAAGATACTGGGACTTTTGTAACATATAAAGGAGTAACTAAAAAGTTTTCTGAAGCTAATGATAAAGAAATAGAAGAGTATTTAGCAGAAGATTATAGAGCGTACGGCCTTTCAGGAGGAAAAATTACTAAGAAAGATTCTCCTAAAAGAAATAATATATTTAGTAGAATATTTAACTTTCTAAAATCTTTATTTACTAATACTTCTTATGAAAGTGCAATTGTAAGGCCAGAAATATTAAATTCAGTAAGAAAATTACAAAAAGAGCTTTATAATGGGGATTTTGAACAGAGAAATTATTCTATTAACAATGTTAAATGGGGAAAACTAAATTACGGAATAGAGTCTTTAAATGAAAATGTAGAAAATTTAGACATTCAAAAGTCAAGAGTATTAATGAAATCTATAGATTCATTTATTTCTACATTTATTAATATGAGGATTGATCAAGATAAAAATACTAAATGGTCATCTGCATGGCATACCGCTCCTGAATTTTTCTATAAACATGCATATCAATTTGCTTTATATAAGTTTACAGAACTTAGAGAAACTGCAGATACAGAATATAAAAAAGAATTATTAGATTATGCAATATCTCAATGGGGTGATATAAGTGATTTAGGATCTACAAAAGGTGTAGCAGCATATCATAGAAATAACTCTAAATATACAGGAAGTTTAACTGATTCTTTAGATGCAGAAGCAGTAAAAGACTTAATAAGTGTTAACACAGAAAATCAACAATGGCAACAAGTAATTGAAGGGTCAAGTAATAAGCTTTCAACAATTCAAAGTGCGTCAAAACAAATTTTATTTTTAATAAAAAGTTTACATAAATATAATGAAGATGGTTCTCCAAAACTTAATCAAATTGATGTTCATGAACTTTCTGAATTTAATAGAACTTGGAGCAGATTATTAAAAACTTTAGAGTCAATAGAACATCCAGAAGAAATGTATGATGCTCTTAAAAAAGCTTCTAAAGCAGATGCAAATGTAGCAGGTACAATAAATGAATTATTAAAAAAATTAGGTGATCCTAATTTAGCTAAAGCAGATTCTGAAGTAGACATATGGACAGATTTTTGGCAAGTATTTAATAAATCAAGAGTACCATTAGAGCAGATAACTGTTAAATTAAATACTAAAAAAGAAATAAAAAGTGAATCTGGGAAGAAAGATTATGAATCTATTCTTGAATATGAATTAACTTCTGGTGCTGCACATGGTAATTTACAAAAAATAAGAGCTAATTTTTCTTCATTTTTTAAATCAATAAAAAGAGATCCAAATAAGTATATAACAGAAATAAAAATAAAAGGAAGAGGAAAAGTACCTGTTTTAAAAACTGGAGAAAATACTAAGTTTAGAAGAACTTATCCTGATTATTATGCTGCTCAAAAAAATCCTTTTACATTTTTAAAAAATATTGGTTTTAATTTAGATAATAATAACTTATTAATTAATGAGATTAATAATAAAGAAAAATATAAAGAATCAATAAAATATATATACACTGCATTAATAGATAAAAAAAGAAAAGGTTTAATATTTGATATAATTAAAGACTTATCAAGTGAAACTGCTAGAGTAACTGAAATATTAAATGCTGAATCTAAATTTTCTGATAAGTATTCTAATTTTTCCGTAAATAATGCAAACAATGATTTACAGAATGAACATACTTATAATGGAACTGTAAATAGAATTGTAAATGCGATTAATAAATCTAAAACTTATTCTGAATTAGTTTCTAGACCTTATATGTCTTTCTTAGATTTTAGAAATAATCCTTCTGTATTATCAAATGGTATATTAAATTCAATATTTGATATTGGAAATGGAGAAGGTCCAAAACTGATTGATAAAACAACTAAAAAAGAAATAGTACTTAAATTAACAAATTTATCTGGAGTTGCTAAAGTAAAAGATGAAATTTTAGATAAGTCAAATGTAACAGCTGATTTAACAGATAATGATAAATTAATTCAAGATATACATGACACTCTAATAAGAGGTAATCCTGAATTTCCAAGACACGCTTCAAAATCTACAGCACTGGCTGCTTCGCCATCTAGAGTTAAAAATTCTGGACAAAATAAACATGTATATGTTGACAGTGTAGAGTTTTCTGAAGATTATGAGAAAACAATAAAGTTCTATGATGGTAAGAATTTTAGTGAAGTTGTTACAACTGATGGAACAGTAAAAACTATTAACAAAATTATAGATCATATAATAGCTGATATTAAAAAAATAGAAATAATAAAAAAAGGTGGTCAACCTGAAGTTTTAGGATATACAGTTGGTACAAATAAAATAAAAGCTAAAGGTACAGAGTTGTATACTTTTAAAGGAATGATAAGTGATGAACTTTATGATGCAATTCAACATGACATAATAGGAGAATATGATGTATTAGATGAATATGATACAGTTGAAGAATTTCTTGATGCTGACTATGATGAAAATTGGTCATTAAGAGATTGGTTAACTATGGATTTAAATGATTATTTAAATAATGTTTATGAACAAACATATGAGAAATTTAATGAAATGCCTTTTATATCAAAGTCTTTAGAAGATAAAATATCTAAAGAATTAGGACAATATACTGATGAAGAGCTTTCAAAAGAACAAATGGCAGAAATAATAGTAAGCTCATATGTTGCAAATCAAATGTTAAATAAATTTGATTTAATGACAATATTTTATGGAGATCCTTCTCAATATAATATGCTAAAAGAAGATTTTCATAAAAGAAATGCAGCGATGGCTTCTGCAGGTCAAATCTTTAGAACTGATCAAGCAATGTATAATTGGATTAATAATGTATTTACTGCTCCTAATACTTCAAATCCAACACGTAATACAACATACACACAATCACTTGGTTTAATGTCTAATGTTCTTTTATATTTTAATGGTAAACTTAATACTATAGTTTTAAAAGAAAATGAAATAGAATCTGCATATGCTGAAAATTATGAAAAAGCATTTAGAAAATATTATATAGAAAGATATAAAAATCTTAAATTATCTAAAACTGTAAAAGATGATATGATAAATAATGCAGTTCAAAGTGCAATAAAACCATATCTAAAAATGGAAGAAGGTGATGGTCAAGGATATCTTACATTTGATGCTTATAGAATACTTGGTAAATTACAAGGTAAATGGTCAAAAAAACAAGAAGAGTTATTCCAAAAAATTATTAATAAAGAAGATGTATCTAAATACAATTTATCAGAATTTTTTCCAGTTAGAAAATATCAATATTTTGGACCTTTAGCTACTACTAATAGTGTACCTTTAACAGGTTTTCATAAATATTCATTAATGCCTTTAATACCAAATGTAATTGAAGGAACTAACTTGGAAAAGTTACATAATAAAATGACAAGAGAAAATATTACTTATGCTACATATGGTTCAGGAAGTAAGATTTCTACAATAACTGAAAATGGTGAAAATTCATTATTATATAAAGGAGATATAAAACCTACAGAAAGTAGAGAATTTAATGAAGAAAGTAAATTTATTTCTAATCCAATTTATTTAGAATACTTAAAAGATCAAATTGATATTCATCCAGAATTTAAAAGAAAGGCTACATTTTCAACTCAATTTAGAAAATTAGTAGAGTTAAATATATTTGAAAAAGGAAGAGCTATTTCTAAAAAAATGAAAGCTTTTGCTACTACATATGAAAATTTATTAGAACAAAAAATTGAAAGTACTAAAAAAGAAATATTAAGAGAATCAGGATATACTTTAGGATCTGAAGATGTTTCAGGTTTAGTTGAAATGGTAGCTAGGCAATTAAAAGCTAGAGATCTTGCTGCACATGAGCTTGATTTTATTAATGTTGATTATAATGGTGAAATAGTTACTGATTTATCTTTATCTCTAAATGCTCCACAAATAGAAAAAATGTTAATGGCATTAGTTAATAATAAATTAATTAAGTCAAAACTAAATGGAGAAATGCTTGTATTAGTTTCTAATTCTGGTTTTGAAAGTTCACAGTTTACAAACGCAACAGAATTAGATAAAGAAACATATGGTACTGATGGTTTAGCTTCATATCAAGAAAATGCTAATAATGGAATGACCTCTGCAATGAAAATTAAAATTGCATTACAAGGTGATTTTACAAAATTACTTAATTTAACAGATTTAAAAGGTGATAAAATTCGTACTAGAGAAAGATTGAATAAGGTAATAAAAAATGAAGATTGGTTAAATAAAGATGACAATAGAAGAATGATTACTATGGTTGGTGTACGTATACCAGTTCAAGGTCTTAACTCTATGGAATTTATGGAAGTTGGAGAATTTTTGCCTGAATCAGCTGGTAATATAATTATACCTCCTTCTGAAATGGTTGCTAAATCAGGTTCAGATTTTGATGTTGATAAGCTTTCTATATATATGCCTAACTTAACAGTTATTAATGGTAAAACAGAATTAATTAAAAATTTAGATGTAACTGAAAATAAAGAAGACTTAGAAAATAAAATAGATTTTATAAAAGATCAAATAAAAGAAAAAAGAAATAATTGGAGAAAAAGTAAGTGGAAAGAAAGAAAGAAAAAATTAAGTCCTGAGCTTCAAATTGAGTTTCAAGAAAAAGAAGAAACTTTTAGACAAGAATCAAAAGTTGATAGAAAACTTAAAAAACAATTACTTACTACCTGGAATGAATTATATACTCAATCATTAAAAGTAAAAGGAACATATGTTACTAATAAGCTAGATGAAACTAGAAATGCTATTAATGAGGTAGAAAATAGATTAGAAGCATTAGAACAATTTTATTTAACAGAAGAATATGAAATTTTTAATAAAGAAGAAAAAAATATTCTAAAACCTTTATATGAAAAATTAGCTGAAAATAAAAGAAAGTTAAATTCTGTTGGTTCAAAAGGTATAGATAATGACACTATTAAAGTTATAAGAGAAATACTTGAGCAACCAGAAAATTTTATTGATTTAGTTTTACCATTAGGTAATGCATCATTAGAAGCATTAGCTGATAAAATGGCTCAAAGTCCTGCTGGTAAAAAGAAATATTCTCAATATCAGCAATTAAATACTGATGAAGGTGAAAGTGATGTATTAGAAGTTGCAAGAATATTTGAACCAATTTATAATTTATATAAACATTCATCTAATGCAATTGGAAAAGCTGTATTAGGTTTATATGCTGTAAATAATACATTTAATTCTGTATATAATAGAATGGGAGCATATATAAATGATATTGACTTTAATACAAAAGTGATTCCTGGATCTAGTACTAAAGGAAAAGGTACAGCTGAAGGAGATGCTAAAGATGCTGCAATGCGTAAAGATGCTAATGGTTTTATTGGTGAAATAAGAAAAGAAGATAGTAGTAGTAATACATCTTTAAATAAAATAAAAGAAAAAATAAATTTAGAAGAAGTTGATGAAAATGAAGATTCAAAAAATATTTTAAATGATGAAACTTCAGTTGTTATGTTAGCACGTAATGCTTCATTTAAAAATGTTGATTTAAGTGAGTATACAAAAGAAAAAATTGATGAACAACACAAAAGAGGGGTAACTTTTATTGTAGGTGATATGCCTGGTGTTGATGAAAGATTTATTGAATATTTACAACTTATAGATGCAAAATTTACTGTTTATCATACAGGGGATAAACCAAGAATTAGACAAAAAGTTAAATTAAAGCTGTCACATAATAAATTTTTAAAAAATAAAAAAGAGTATATTTCTCTTTCTAATGTTTATGATGTTAATGGTACAACTAAAATCTCTGATACAAATTCTCAATTAATAAATGGTGCAGTAGATGTTGAAAAGAAAGCTTGGCTATTTGATATTAATGCAGGAATTGAAAATGCTCCTTTACTTACTTTATTAACTGAAAGCGGTGTTCCAGAAGAAAAAGCAGTTTATTTTATTTCTAATCCTTATGTAGTAGATTATATAAAACAAGTTAGAATAAAAAAATCTGTATTTTATGAATTATCACAAGCATACTTGACAAAGCAATCTGAAGAGGCGAGTAAATCTCCATTTGGTCTTAGGTTAATAAATATAAAAGCTGAAGAAGCTGTTATATTAAATCCTTTAAATAAATTTCCTAAAGGATTTAATACATCTAAGAAAAATTTTAATTTTAATTCTTTTAAGATTGCAAATACAGAAATTGAAAAGTATGAAAAAGAAATAGATAATATTGAAATTTTAAAAGATATTGCAATGAATGGTATTGATGATAATAATAGAGAAGTTGCGCAAGCAGCATTTTATCATTATTTAAAACTTAGAGCTCCATCTAATGAAATGACTCAGATTAAAACTAATTTAACATATGATACTAAAAAATCAATTTCATTATATGCGGCATTTGAAAGAGAAAAAGCAAAATTAGGATTATTAAATTTAAAATATTTTGATTCAAATTTAATTAGTAAAATAATTGATACATCTATAATAGGATTATATGATATATCAGAATTTTCATTAAAGTATTTATCTAATTTATTTGAATTAAGAAATCATCCAGATATAAATAATCATTTATCTAATGAAATAGCTTCAGGAAGCGTTCCATTGAAAAAGATGGGAATGACTAATGATGTAGATGGTAAAGAAAGATTTGTTAATATTTTTAAAAATGATCTTGTATCATTTATGTTTCAAAATAAAATAAGAGAATCTTTTTTACCTAAAATTGTTGATGGAAAATTAGTATTAAGCGGCCTTAAAGTTGAAAAAGATTTAAAAATTGAATATGTACAAAATCTAAAACAAGGTGTAGCAATTAAAGATGATGTTATATATGTAAATTCAAATAAACTTAATAGCGATTTTTTAGATGCTAAAAAAGATCCTAAAATTGGTAGATATATAACTTCTTTTGATGATTATTTTGAATTTGCTTTACAAAAAGAATTATTAAAATCTTCAACAACAGCAGAAGATTTATATGATGATAAATATTTTACTGATTTATATGATGAATATGTTGCTGAAGAAGAAACAGAAAAGAAAAAAGAAAGTCTAAAAAAAGTTTATGATTTTTATTTAAATCAAAAAACATTAGATAACATATATAATAAACAAAAACTATTTAAATCAACTAATACTTATGCGGTTAGGTTATCAGAAATTTTAGATAAACATCCAGATTTAATTAATCAATACGAAATATTAAGCAATTTAGTAATTGATAAAGGAAATTATGTGACTAATTTAAAGTATAACGAAAAAATAGATGACGGTGAAACTTTTGAAAATTATTATTTAAATGTTTCAGAATTAATGGATCCAAATATAAAAAAGGTAGAAAATGAAGAAGATAATAAAATGATAACAGAGTTTTTTAAAGATTTTCCATTTTTTGCGTTTTTTCAAACAGGACAAGATATAAATAGTCCGCTATCTTTAGTAAGAGGTGTACCTAATGAAAAAATATTAGAAGTATTAAAGTCTGCTCATAAGGATGTCATTGATATGTTTAATGATAAAACTTATGATGGAAGAATGAAAAGTGCAGAATATTTAGATTCATTTACTAAAAGTCTTATTAATAAATATGAAGATCAAAATCAAAAAGCTTGGAGATTTAAAAATTGGACAGAAAAAACAAGTAACTTAAAAGAAACACTTACTGATATAAATAATATTTATGTAAATAATCCATCTATACAACTTATTAATACTTCTAGAAAAAATGGTGCTTATATAAACAGTTTAATTGAAAAAACTGAAAACACTAATGAGTTAATTGTTTTACCAATACAAAATGAAAACTTTTATCTAAATAACAAAGCATATAAAATTAAGTCTAAAAATTATGTAGATGGAAATTTGGGAATTATTTTAAATGATATTCAAAATGATGAAAATTTTGAATTTAATAAAGAAAATATTGATACTGATATAGATTATTATGTTACAGAAATGAATAATGGAAATAAATTATTATTTTTAAGCAGTGGTTATGGAGAAAATTTATATAAAAAAGCACCTAAAACTTATCAATATCTTAGTAAAAAGCTTTATGAAAACTTTGGATACATAAATCCAAAATCTATAGAAAATAGTGTTATAACTGATAATATAAATAATAGTCAGAATATAACTAATAAGATGTTAGAAGATAATATAGAGAATAGTATAAACCAAATATTAGAAATATTTGATCAAAATTGTTAAATAATGGCAACTTGTAGAATTATAAGAGATAAAAAATCAAATCAAATAACAAGTGTTCTTTCACCTACTGGTGCTGAGTCAAAACTTTATGCGCAAATTGAATCTTTACCGCAAGTAAAATCAAAAGAAGACGCTTTAAGAATTTGGGCTAAAGTTTATACACCAGCTTTTAAAAAATGGTTTTCTGATTCAAATGTAAAAGATGAAAATAATGAACCTATTTTAGTTTATAAAAAAAAGGGGACTACTAATAGATTTGAATTTACAACTGCATATATTGAAAATGAATCACCATATGTAATATCTGCTAAAAATTTAACAAGTGTTAATCCAGAAATATTAAAAACTGAAAATTTAAATATAAATTCTGAAGGTTATATAGGAGTTAATGATGAAAGTGGCATTACTGATTATGTTGTATTCAAAAAAAATAATGCATTTAAAATATTACCAAATTCATATAATGAGATATCAAATCAAGAAGTAGATAAAACATTAGGTGAAATGGCTCATCAAAAGTTTAATCTAGAATTAAGAAAAAAATTAAGTAAGTATATAAAAGGTTTAAATATTGAAATAACAAATGAAGATGCTGATAAGGTATTAGATGAAATGAATATACGTGGTCAAAATCCAATGTCTGGATATGATCAACTTCAAAAAATATTAGTATTAAGAGACAATGTTACAGATAAAGATTTATTAATGCAATCTGCTAATATAATCTTTACAATGCTTGGTAAAAGATCATTTTTATCTTTTCAGTTTATGAAAAATATTAGCGAATGGTCTGAATATCAAAAGTATTATGATAAATATAAAGTAAGTTTTGAAAAAATTAAAGATAAAGATAAGTATAATAGATTTGAATCAGAGATTGACGAAGATATATATGGTGATGTTTTTGATATAAAAAAAGATAATTATTGGATTAGAAAACAAGTAGTTATTACGTTTATTGCACAAGCTCTTGAGCATGGATTAGATAATGAATATTTAGGAGAGAAAAGAGAAAATCCTGATATTACTAAAGATTTTATTTTAAAATCAGGCGCAAAAGACAGATATGAAGAAAATATATTAAAAGCATTTTATAATGCTATTTGGAATTTTTTACATAGAGTTTTTAATAATAAAACATTTAAAAAGTTAAATTATGATAACCTGGTAGATATTGCTTTAGATGTAGCTGATGATGTTTATAAAGAAAATTTTAATAAAATTATAAGAGCATATAATATTGATCCTGTAACTCAAAAAGTTGTGGACGTAAAAAATGTTGAATATGAAGCAAAAAATTATGAGGAATCTTTAAAAAAAGATCCTTTTGCAGCTAGGATATTAAAAACTTTATTTAATCTTTCTTCAATTACATTTGAATTATCAGGTTCTTTAGCATTAAGAAAATACGGAAAAATATTAAGATCAGTAAATGAAGAAATACATGATATTGATGGTTCAATATTGTATGATGATTTTATAAAAGAAAGTAATGCTTTAGTTTTTAGAAAATGGATAGAAGATACAGGTATTGCATTAAGTCATGGAGGTAGAGCTTTTGAATTTAATGTTGGAGTTAAAAAATTCATTGAAGAACAAGAATGGTATAAAGAGTTAGTAGATAAATATCCTAGTAAAAGTAAAGGTGGAAAATATGTTTTTGAAAAATCATTTATTGGAAAATCTGAAAAAAATGGTGAAACAGTTGTGATAATGGGATATATTGAGCATCCAACAATAATGGAAAATGTAGATAATGCTTTTAGTCCTGACCATGGAAAACTTATGCCAAAAAGATATCAAATAGATTTCTTTCTTAGAACTGTACCATATAATAAAGATAAAAAATCTTATCCTCAAATGTTTGGTAATTATTTTAAAGATTGGAAAGAAATATTTGAAGCTAAAATAAAGATGGGAAGAGCAAAAGATTTAACTGATTTAATATTTTTTGTTCCTTATGTTAAAGATAAATATAAATTAAAAAATAAAGGATTTAGATTCTTTACATTAAAAGAAGATGTTGTTACAGATGAAGAATTTTTTGAAGATGCTGCTTTATTAAATCCAACTGAAAATGTTCATCTTGTAGATCTTGATATAGAAGGTCAAAAAAATATTATAGCTAATGATGCATTAACACAAATAGCTTTAGCATTAAAAAATTCTTTTAATATCAATTATAATATGATATCAAAGAAAGATGCAATAACATTAACTGAAGAATCTCAGAATCCTTATACAGGACAAAACCCTTCTTTTTATTATCAAGGTGAATTATATTTTATAAATGAGTTGCAATCAACTGAACAATTATTACATGAATTTTCTCATCCTTTTATATCCGCTATAAGAGAATCAAATCCAAATTTATATAATAAGTTAGTTTTTGATTTAAAAAACACTGCAATAGGAAAAAAGTTATTAGATGAATCTTTAAATGAATATCCAGGTTTTGATTCAAATCATTATGCTGTAACAGATGAAATGTTAGTAAAAGCATTAACAAATGCTGCTGAATTTATTAATAAAAAAGAACAGAGCTCTTCTGAAATGAAAAGTATAGTGCAAAGGATAATACTTGGTATAAAAAAAGTTCTAAGAAAATTATTTGGTAAAAAAATTAAAATTGAAAAACTAAACCCATTAACAAATTTAAAAGAGTTAGCAGAAATGTTAAATCAAGCTGCTGATCCTGATAATAATGTTTCATTTAATGTAAATACTAGTATAGTAACAGAAGATAAAGTAGTGCAATATTTAACAGATACTCAAAATTTTGCTAAAGATATTTTAAACATAGAAGGAGAAGAAGTAATTAAAATAATTAATTCACAGTATGAGTTGATTAGATCTCATATTTTAAAAGTGAGAGATGATGAAAATTATGAAGGTTTAAAATACATATTAGCTCCTGAACAAGGAACTGGTCTTTATGATGAGTTACAACAAGGAATTTCTAAAGTACAAACTTTAACAAACACAGATGAATCAATTGAAGAGTTGTTAGATAGTATGGAATTTCAAAAAAAGGCTGCATTAGCACTTACAGGTAATTTAATTAAAACTAACAAGCTAATAAAGCATATATATAAGCATATTAATTTAATGAAAGAAAGTCCTAATAATAAGGAAAATTTAATTCAAATAACTTATTATAATAACTTACTTATGAATTGGAAAACTTTTATTGATGATACAAAAAAGACAATGCGTGAAGCTGGTGTACAATCAGATTCAGATATAGGTAATTTAGTTGGTAATATTTCAGATAGAATTGATGATTCTACAACTATTATAAATAAAGTATTTGAAAAAGGTTTAGTTGATATATTATCAGAACAGTTTGATGTTGTAAATGATAGAATTACTGAATTATGGGAACAAAGAAAAGCAAAATTAGTTGCTAGAGAAGCTCCTAAAAGTCAAATAGAAAAAGAATACAATGATTATAAAAAATATTTGATTTCTAAAGATAAGATGAAAGAGTATCTTAAAGGTGAGATGGGAGATGCAAATGCATTTAACAGTTTCTTAGAAGGTTATATGTACAGCAATGATCCTGTTATAGGAAGTTTTGGTGTATTTTTAAGAAATAATTTGACTGAAATAATGAATGAGAGTGATAAAGAATCAAATAAATTTTTAAATAGTATAAAAAATGATTTAAAAGATGCGGGTTATAATTCAAATAATTTAGAAAAGTTTTGGAAGAAGTATTTATTTATTGATGAAGATGTTACTAAAAATGATGAAGGTAATATTGAAAAATTTGAAGTATGGACTATGTTAAATCCATATAAGCATTATAGACTTAAAATAGCAATAATGCAACAAAATGTAGATCAAGCAAAACAAAAATATAGTTCTACAAGAGATAAAAAAGATTTTAAAATTTATGCAGATTTAGTTGAAAAATACAGAAATCATAAAAAATTATTTTTTAATAATACATATTTAGATTCATTTTATGAACCTGATAAAATGATGGAAAATGAAATAGGAAGAGAAGCATTGAAAGAAAGAGATTCTGTATTAGAAGAAATATCATTATTACAAGATCAAATGGAAGATGAATATGATGAATTTCAAAACTATGATGTTTTAGATCAATTATGGAAAAAATATAGATTATTATTTTCTGAATACGGTAAAGATGAAGAAGGAAAAGCAAAAGCAAAATTATTAAAAGAGTATAGAAATGCTAAAAATGAATTTTATGATTGGGTTGAATTACCAAATGTATTTAATAACGCATATTTAAATTTTATTGAAAAATTAGAACAAAAGTTATCTGATGAAGAATTTGAACAAGGTACAAGTAAATATGATAATGAATATAATAGATTAAAACAAGAATGGATAGATAAAAATACTATTCCTCAAGTATCACAAGAATGGTATGACCTAAGACAACAACAGTTTGATATAATAAAAGATATCACAAAAGATTTACCTGTTAATGTTAAAGAAAGTATTAATATTGAAGAAGCATATGAAAAAATATTTGACGCAGTAACACCTTTTAGAGATGATGATAATGAGCCTAATGCTTTAGAAATGGATGAAAAAAGGATTAGTGATGTAAAACAATTACAATATGATATAGAAGCAATAAAAGAAGAATATGCAGGGTTAACTGGTTTAACTACATTAGAATATGAAACATTACAAAATTATTTTAGAATGTTGCGTAATAAACAAAAGTTAACTAAATCGCAATTTAATGAATTTAAAACTTTATCAGAAACTAGATCTGAATTAGGTTTAAGTAAACTACAGAAAAAAAGATTATTTGCTGCATTTGAAAGATTATCAGAATTACAAAAAACTGATGCTACTATATATTATCTCGATGAAATAAATAATATTATACAAAAAGAAAATTTAAGTTCTACTTTAGAAAATTCTACAGATAAAAAAGAATTTGATAATGAGTTAGCAAATAAGCTTTTAACAAAAGATTTTTCAGGTGTATTGGCTTCATTAAGAAGAAATAAAGGTTTTAAAAAATGGTTTGATAAAAATCATTTAGCAAATGATAAGGTAGATAGGAATGGTGATGAATATACATCATATAAAAGAGTATATGTTTGGAGCAAAGTTAAACCTCAAGATGAATTTGAAGAAAAAGATGGTGTAGTTAGATCTGCAGGTCCAAGTAAGTTTTATGAAAAAACTAAACTTTATGATGCTCAGGGAAATGAAATAGATGAAATTTTTGGAAAACCTTCTTATAAATTTAGACAGAAAGTTGTTAAAAAAGAATATCATACTCCTAAAGAAATTGGAAAAACTGTTGATGTAAAAGGAAATTGGTTGCCAAAATCTTATTCTGAAATGCAAAAAATAGTTGCTAAAAATCCACAGTTAGAAGATCCTTATAGATATATAAATATGGATTATGAAAATATGGATAAAAATAGTTCTGAATTTAAACTTTTAGAAAAAGTAAAAAAATATCATATTAATAATCAAAAAGGTTTAAATAGAAGTAGTAAGTTAGGCTACGATGTTCCTAGATATAGATTAACAAGACTTGGGTTATTTCAAAGAAAAAATATTGTCACACAAGGAAAAGAAAAATTAAATGGTTGGACAGCATTTGTTAAAGATACAAAATCTAAATTTTTTAAAACTAGAGAAGATTGGGAAGTTGGATTAAATCCAGATGATCAGCATATTGAGGTAAATTTAGATTTACTTAGTGATAACACTGCAAAAATACCAATATCAGGAAGATACCAAATGGATTTAGATGAAGTATCATTAGATTTGTTATCAGCAGTTGATAAATATCAGTTATCAGCTAAAAGACAATTAAAACTAATTGAAATAAGTCCAATTGCAGAAGCTTTATCAACAACTCTTAATGAACAAGGTGTAATAGATACTGTTAATGGTGTTAAGAAAATCATTAAAAAAGCATATCAAAATTATGGTTTAAAAACTAGTTTGAAAAAAGAAGGAAAAAGTGTAAGAGCAAAAGCTATAGATAATCTTATAGAAAGAGATTTTCATGGTTTAAATATAACAGGTAGAACAAAAAATCAAGCTTGGTTACATAAATCAGTTGGTTTTTTACAAAAAAGAGCATCTTTTGGATTTTTTGCTTTAAATACACCTTCAGCACTTAAAAATAGATATGGTGCAATATTTCAAAGTATAATAGAAACAGCTGCTATGAAGTATATGACTCCTTTTTCTTATGCCCAAGGAAGGGTTTGGTCAGCAAAAGCTCAAATGGAAATTACATCACAATTATATAAAGTAGGTTCTAAAACACTAAATGCTCAATTAGTATTTGCATTTGATGCTATACAAGGTTATCAGGAAGAAAGAAAAGGTGATGCTGCTGGAAGAAGTTTACTTAGAGATGTTGTTTCAGGTAGTTGGGTTTATTCTCCTAGAAAATTTATGGAAATGGGTGCTACATTGCAAGCATTTGGAGGAATGATGTATAATGTTAATGTGCCAAAAGTAGATAAAGATGGTAATCAAATTAAAGTAGATGAAATTACCCAAAGTGTTCCTTATGCGGAAGCATTTGAATTAGTAGATGGACAATTATCTTTGAAAGAAGGATTAGATCCTGAATATGATGTTAATGGGAAAAAGTTTTTTGAAATAAAAAATAGAATGAATGCTGTCACTAGAGATTTGCAAGGTGCATATGCAGCAGAAGATCAGCCTGAAGCTAATAGATATTTAATGTTTAGAATGGCATCATATATGAGAAAGTATTTTACAACTATGATGATGAGAAGATTTGGTATGAAACTTACTAAAGATTCAAATAAGATTTTTGGTTATTCAATAGATGGTAGATATAATATGGGATTAGCAGAAGTACAGCTAGGTTATTATATAGAAACTTTTAAATTTGCAGGTGAAGTTTTAAAAAGAGGAACTACTGCTATTAAATATATGACTCCTGATCAAGCAAATGCTCTTAAGAGAACTATGTTAGAATTTGCTATGTTAAATCTTACAGTATTAGCATACGGCTTAGTTGGATATAATGACGATGATGAGGATAGATGGAAAAAAATGAAAAAACTTTCTGGTCCATTACCTGGATTTTTTGTTGAAGACGACAGAGAATTTAAATTAGGTGGATACTTACAACAACATTTATTATATCTTCTTATGAATATAAGAGCAGAGAATGAGCAGTTTATTCCTTTATCAAAATATGGATTAAAAGATTTATCACAAATGAAAAATGTTAGTTCAGTTGTGTTTGGTCCTACTACTGATACATATGTAAAAATAATTACAGATATGAATGAAGAGTTTTTTGGGGAAGGTAAAAAATCAAGATATAAAAAAGATGTTGGCCCATATGTTTGGCAAAAAGAAGATTCTTTTAAAATATGGAATAATGCATTTAAAGCATTTGGTATAACAGGAAGTTCAATGGATCCTTATTTAGGAGCAAGAAACTTTAATTCGTTTAGACAAAGATTTAGATAATGTTTATTAGTGATTATATTGAAATTAGAGAATCTAATTTACATGGATTAGGTGTATTTGCAAAGAAGGACATACCTAAAAGAACAAAGATAGAAATTTCTCCAGGTATCTTATTAACTAAAAAACCTCAAGATATACTTTTTAAGTATTGTTATAGTCATAATCAAAAACCTTGGGCAGTATTATTTCCATTAGGATATCTTGGAATTTATAATAGTTCTTCTAAACCTAATATAAGAGTTTCAATAAATTGTGAAAAAAATCTTATAACAGTTATTACTAAAACTAATATTAAAAAAGATTCAGAAATTTTGCATGATTATGAAGCTTTCAGAAAAAAAGAAGGAGATATTATTGATTAAAAAAAAAGGTGACATTTCTGCCACCTTTAAACATGAAAAACAATAATTACGCAAAAAAACATAATTATGCTGTAAATATACAAAATTTTTAAAAAATATATCTTATTGTATTCCATGGAATAATACTATCATGCAATTCTTTAAACAAGTTTATAGATTCTTGTTTTAATGATCTTTTATATCTTACATTAACTCCGCCATAACTAGAAGTCTTTTCTTCTTGTGTTGATGGATTCCATAGTAAATCTTCTCCTGGAATATTATTATCAATGTTATATTGATGTTTATTTTTATTATGTGTTAAAAATATAACTTCTGATTTTACTTCATCTTTGTAATCTATATAATCATTACACATATTAAATAATAAACTATAATCTTTAAGCCAGTTATCATTAATTATAACAGGACTAAAATTTAAATGAACTTCGTATCCTGCTTCAATAAACGCATTAACAGCTTTAATCCTGTCTATAATATCAGGAGTATTTGGTTCTACAATACTAGATATTTTTTGTGGCATTAAACTAAATCTTATTCTAACTTTTTTTAAAGGATTGTATTCTAAAAATTTAATAGGAATAATTTTAGTAGCAAATGTTGCTTTTGCATAAGGATGTTCAAGGAAAAATTGAAATATCTTTTTCCAATTATAATATTTAGAATGAAGAGCAAAATCTTCATTACATGCAATATCATATGTTATATACTTAGGATCAGTTTGGTTTGGTTTTTCTATTGTATCAAATAATGAATGATTGTTTATTGCAGTTAATATATCTTCTATATTTTTTGCAACACTTAATCCTTCTGGAACATTACGTTTCATATAACAATAAGAACAGTTTAATAAACAACCATAACCAAAAGAAGGAGCAATATAATCACTACTCCTTCCTGATGTCCTTATTATCATAGATTTTCTAGTTACTTTTTGAATCATTAAGTTCTATTTTTCTTTTTTCAATGTCATCATTTGTAATTGCTTTTGCAGCATCAATTGCATTTTGTATTACAATTCCTGCTACACCATCATTGAATAATACATTCATTATAGCATTTTTTTCTAAATTTTCTTTAATTAATAAATTAAATAAATTAGAATCTAAATCACTATTAATAAGCTTTAATATTTTCTCATAATTTTCTTTAGTTATATAGTAACCTTCTCCAGGTTCTATTCCTTTTTCATCTAAACCATTAGTATCTAGTTTAGTAAAGTCATTTACTAATTCTCTCATAAGTTCAGTTCTTTTATTACGTACTCCTTTGATTCTTCTATCTAGTACATATGCAATAGTTTTATCAGTTTCACCTTCTATATGTTGGTCCAATAAAGTATTTAATTCTTCTTTTGTCCAATTTTTACCATCTCTAAGATATGTTTTTGTTGATGCCATTTTTTTTAAATTTAATTTGTTTATAAATAAATAATGTTTATATTTGAAATGTGTTTGTTTTCTATATGTTCATAGAATTCTAGTTTTAAGTTTAAAAGGGAGGTTTTCACCTCCCTTTTTTTATTGTTAAAAATCAAATTCAGGCAACTCCAATTTGTCTTCTTTTGGTTCTTCAACAATATCTTCCACATCTTCCACATTTTCAACGTCTGATTCATTTTCAACTTTCTCATCAAAATCTTCTTGAGATCCATTTTTAAGTTCAGTTTTAATGTCATTAATATCAGAAAGATTTATGTCTTCATCTATAGACTCTTCTCCAAAATAATTATCAAAAGATAAATCATTATTAGATTCTTCTATATTTTCTGCCTCACCTAAAATGTCTTCAGCCTCTGTTTTTTCAATTATTTCTTCAGAAACTTCTGGTCTGACTTTATCAGCAATAGCATTAAACACATCCTCTTCTTCTCTCTCCTCAATGATCTCTTCTTTTTCAATCATATCAGCTTCCTCATCAGCTAAATTATCTAAAGCTTCATTTCTTATTACTTCACCTGTTTCATCATCAAACTGTTCTATTTTATCATCTCTCACTCTTAAACTAACAGGATTATGTTCAGGTTCTAAACCTCCAGTATTATCAACTCCATGTAAGAGTTCATTAGCTTCTTCTTCAGTAGCTTCAGGACAAGAATTCATATCGTCTGTTCCTAATAAATTATCAAGTGGGTTTGGAGTCACTTCTTTATCAATAACATCTTCTTGATTAATTAACTGATCTAATGTTACCTGGTTTGGATTTATAGTAACTGTATTGTCTTCTATATATCTTTTGATATAAATGAATGAAAATTAGCTAATGTATCCATCCATTTTTTAGGATGAGATGATTTAAAAGCATATGTAATATGATTATATATAGTCCATAAAGAATTTAAAGGAGCATTATAATCATGAGCAGGTTCTAAATATTGCTTTTTAGCAGTAATTAATTGTCCACTTGTAATTAAATCTTCTTTAAAGAATAAAACACCCATTAATTCAGCTATTTCACTTTCAGTTAAACATTTATTTTTCATAGCTTCTTTATCTTTTTTAATCATATCATAAAAATTAGAAGCAGAATTTATTTGTAACTCAATATGATCACTTACATTTTTTAATACTTGAGATTTATCACCTTTATGTACTTTTCCATAATTGGCCATATCTCCTACAAGCATACCATTTCCGCATACAAATACATGTGCACCTACTGCACATTTAAATCTCTGAGATCTATCATATGAATTTGACCATGCAAACATAAGACCTAATTCTGGATCATCACCATGATTAATATAATATACACCCTGAACTACTTCTCCACCATTTGTACATCTGTATTCAGTTTTATTTATTTCGTAATTTTTCTGACTTAATAAATTTTTAACAGTATCAATTATATATCCGTGAGGAACTGTTACATATTGTTTACTAAATCCTGTTGGAAGAGAAACTTGTTTAATTTCTGCTTCACTTATGTTTCCTATTTTTGTTGGCATTTTAAAATAATTTTATTTGTTTAGTTTTAGGGCCTGCAATATTTTCTATTTCTGTATAAATAGAATTCAAATAATACTTATCATTAATATTGTATTTAGACCATTCTTTTTTTTCATATGCATTAAATAAAGTTAATAGCCATTTTCCACTATCTGTTTGGATTTCACGTCCATCTCCTTTATTTACTTTTACAATTTTACAACCTTGATTACTTACATAATAACGTATAGTTTTTTGTAAATCTTCAGTTTTATATTCTTTGTCAATCCATCTTTTTTCAAATTTCCAATTACCTTTAATTTTCTTACCAATACAATAATCAAAAATATTCTTATTATTTTCTATGTACTTTTCAGGCGTTACATCATTTAAAAAATAATGATACAATGCTTGAGGGACTATTAAATTACTTGGATTTTTATGTAATGGTAAATTTTGAAATTCAAATCTACCTTTACATTTAACTTTAGAATGATAAAAATTACCTTTTTCTTGTTTAATTAAATTATGAGGATTTTCTTTTAGTTTATTGTATTCATCACGTTCTACTCTTTTCCAATCATGTACTGCGATATAATTATTTACATCAGCTAATATTAATTTTCTATAACTATCATGTTCCAAATTTAAACTAGTAATATCTTCCCATTCTTTACATATTTCAAGATATTTTTCTTTATATTTTTTAGGTATTAAAGTTTCTAATCCATCTGTATTTTGCATTAATGGAATTGATCCTGGTATTTTGTCCATAATCATTTCATATAACATTAATAAACTAAGTTGTCCATTAATAGTTATCTGCATTGTAAACTGCGGATCATAAAGAAAACTATATTTATCATTACTTAAACCATATGTTGAATTTAAGATAATTTTATATACATAATTTCTAATATCAGATTTTGGTATTTTCACTCTTTCATTAAAAAACCATTCATACTGTTCACAAAAAGCTTCTTTTGGTAAATGAGCTGGAGACCATTTATTTCTAATAGCAAGATTAGGATAAAAGCTAGTAACATCTGATGACATAATCATCATATCTTCATTAGTCTTATATATACCACTACTACGAGCTCCATGTATACCACCTAAACCAAAATCAGTTTTGACTCCGTGAAATTTAATACTAGCATTAAAACCTCCTTTTGTTTTTGAAGGATCAATTATTTTTGATTTAAATTTATCTAATAATTCAATAAGTTGTTTATTGTTAAATTTAATATATGGTAGTAAAATTTTACTTACATCAATTGTTGATCTTTGTGTACTAGAATATTTTATATCAGTTTTTTTCCAACCAGTTTTTTTGGTTAAAAAATATAAAAATAATTCTTTAGAAATTTTTGGTTCTGAAGCATTATATAAATTTATCTTATATTCAGTTGTTAAAGATTTTCTCAATTTAATTTGATCAATTGACCTTTTAAATATTTCTTTAGTAGAATTAACATCATTAATACAATAATCAATTATCATATCTAAATCTTCTTTTTTATAAATAGGATCACCATGATGTAAAGGCATGTCTTGTAAATTTTTCCATCTCATTGAGAACTGAATCCATTTAAGACTTGATCTTTTAGCTGCATTATCCCAATGATTTAGTTTAAAGACATCTAATTGAGGTATTTGCATATTATACTCATAATAATCTAGCCATTCACGACTTGATTGCTTATTTATAACATGTTGTGCTAATTTATATACTTCATACGTTATTTCTTTTGCATTATATTCTGACCATTCATCTTTTGCAGCTAACATGTATTCAGTTATTTGTGCATCAAATCCAAGACCATTATATGAAATATGTCTTTCTTTATTAGATATATTTTTTTCTAAAAAAGTTATAAAGTCATTAAAATCATTTGTTTTTTCATGTATTACAAAAATTTTTTGTTCATCTGTTTTATAATGCTCAAATACAGCTACAAAACAATTGGCCATAGTTTCATAATCCATTACCCAATGGTTAGTCATTTTTTTTTGTTTTAAGATCTTTTATTCTAGTTTTAATTGCATGTTTAAACTGTGCATTTAATAGTGGTAATTTAATATACCATTCTAAATAAGAAAGATCATCACATTTTTTTATAAGTTTATTTTTGTATTTACCAAAAGTAAATCTTCTTACTTTAAAATTTCTTGTTTCAGTAATAGTAGAATATTTAAACAAATATTTTTTCTTTTTTATTAAAATAATTTTATTATTATCAGCACTTTCTTTAATTTTTGAAGTAGGAATATTTAATATTTGACCTGCTAATTGCATTGATTCAAAATTTTGACGTGTAAGTATATTCATTATTGGTTTCATATTTTTAATTTTTAAAAATTAGAGCAAAAAAAAGCACGGACTATCCGTGCTTATAATAAAGAATTAACTTTATTAAACTTTAATTAAATCAACTGGAGGAGGTGTAGTTCCTAAAAGATTAGGACTTTCCATAGTTTTTAAATCAAGATATTTTTTATAATCAAAACTATTATGATTAACAGCAATATTAGTTATGAAATCATCAATTTCATCTCTTTCAGTAATATAGTATTCACTATAACTTTCTACTGAAACTCTTTGTTTCTGATGAGGTTCATCTTTTGTAATTTTTGCTTTTCTCATTTTTGGATCACCATTTTCATCAAGTCTTTCAATCATATGAAAAACATCTTTTTTTCTAGTTCCGATTATTGCTAATACTTTAGCCATTGGATTAAAAATAGCTTCAATATAAGGTGAATCTAATGATACAGGTATTAATTTAAATGTTAAAGTAGGACCATAATTACCTGTAACAAGTAACATAGATTCCTTTCCCCATTTTTTTGTTTTTTCAGACATAAGTTAGTTTTTAATTTTTACTAAATTAATCATATATCTTGTAACTTCAAAGTTTTAGGAGTTAAAATTAGTTGTTCTTTTTTTAAATCAGGTTTATCACATAATTCTCCAATATCCATTATTATTTTACTTAATTTATCTTTTTCATTAGTGCTTGTTGATAGTAATTCAGAGTATGCTTGATAATATTCTTCAGGATATAAATAACTTTTTACATTATCTATATTAGGATTATTTTTATAAAAAGTTAATATTTTAGTTTTTAACTTTCTAGATAATAAAGAATATCTTCCTGATAAAAAATGTTTCCAATCTGATTTTTCAAAATTAAATGTATAAATACCTTTATTTTCATCAATTTGATAAAAAGAATTAAAATGTTTATTTCCTAATAAATAAATATTTTCAAAATTTTGAAATTTTGTAGTTTTATTTATTTCATATAAACATATAAATTGATTTTCATAATATTCAATTTTATTTTTCCAAGAAACATATGTTTCTATAGGTACAATTTTAGTACCTCTTTTTATTTCCAAATAAGGGTATAAAAATACCCTTGATTTTTGGAAATATGCATTATACAATTCAATAATATTTTCTTCCATAAGTTGATAGTTTAAAGTATTACTTTCTCTATTAAAAATTCATATGGTAATGAATAATTTTTTTCATTATAATGGTACTTTGCTTTATCAATTACATTTACTTTAGTTTTATGTTTCCATTTTTCTATAGATGATCCACAAACTTCAAATGGGTAAACATTTTGATATTTGTCAATTACTATAAAAGTAGAAATAATTTTTAACTTATTAAAGTTTAAAGATTTATTTTTTAAATATATTTTTACAAGTTCTTCATAAATTGCCATTTGAACCCAATATTTATAGTATTCTACTGTGTCTTCAAATTCTAATAATGTTTTACCTGATGTTTTAACATCATTTATATATACATATTTATTTTTATAATCAATAACTAAATTATCTATTATACCTTTTATATTACATTCAAAATAATCAGAATAACCCTCTATTTTAAGTTCATTATGAACATCTATATTTTCAAAATCTTCAGAACCATCTAATTTTAATAATTTATATACATCTTTATTAGATTTTATTTTATCAGCTGATTCTAAACATTTTTCATATGTTTCTTTATCTACAATGTTTTTACCTTCAGATTTATATAAAAATTCTAAATATTTTTTATTTTCATCTGTTAGAATTTTTTTCATTCTTTTTAGATCACCAGTTTTATAATCTGAAGCTTTAGGATCTTTATCATCTTTTAAAGATTGATGTAAATTATTCCATTTTAACCATTGAATAATTTCTATTTCATATAATTCTAAGTTATCTGTTTCCATATTTAATTTCCATAGGTATTCAACAATTTTTTTATTGTTTCCAGATGGAACTTTAAAATCTACAAGTACAAAATTATTTTCAAAATTATGTTTTTCTAAAAGAAGGCAGTGAACCAACTTCCCATCAATGAGATGTTGGTCCAATTTATCTTCTTTTTGTTTTAAAACATACCATTTAAAAAATAATTGTGGATCATATAATAGTTTATTTAAAGAAGAGTAACTATATGAAAACTCTTTATTATAAAAATTATTTATTAATTGTTTTTCATCCATCATATTTTATTTTCTAGCATTTCTTTTTCTGAATAAGGTATATCATGTCCAAAGTATCTTTTTACTTTATTAGATAATGTTATATTTTTAATTTCAAAAACTTGATATCCGTGATTTCTTAAGCGTTCTTCCATTTCTTTTTTTGCAAGAATTGATATTTCACTTAATATTTCTTTAGTTAAATAATTTTTATCCATTAAAGAATTAATAATATCATCATATGAAGGATAATACCAATCATTAATATTTATAAATTTTATTAGACTTTTAAAATTAACATGTGATTTTTCTCTCATATTATTTATTTTTATAGGAGCGAATTCTCTAAATATTAATAATATTTTATGTAAAGATGTTTTATAATTACAATTAGCTAATATTTCTAAAGCTATTAAATGATTTTTTTTGTCTTCACTATTAAACATGTTTCTTATTCCTTCAAACATTTCTTTATCAATTGTTATAGAGTCTTGGTTAACAACATCAATTAATACTGTATCAAATATTATAGTATTATTAGGACTTATATTTAAAATTTTATTTAATGATTTCATTTTTAAAAAGTTATCATCAAATATTACATATTTTAATTTAGTTTTATCTTGATAAGTATCAAACTCATTATTTTCATACATATTACAATATGTACTCTTAACTTGTTTTGCTTTTAATTCAGAATCCGTAAATTGATGAGATTTATAATTAACTTGAAATAAATCTTTATTTTCAAAACGATGTCCTAGCATTATAACATTATCATCCCAATTAAATCCAACTAAAACATATTTTGAACTTGTAGCTTTAATTTTATCTATTAGAATATCAACAGCATCTGTATTATAATTAAATTTTATAAAATCAATATATTTCTGTTTATCTAAAAGAATAGTGCGATAAGATATACTATGATCTATAACACTATTAAAAAAACTTTTTGATACAATTGATACATTTGATTTTTCAGGTTTTACAGTTATTGTAATGTTCTTTTCTTTACCCCAATTTCTAACTTTATGTCTTGGTATTGTACATCCTTCACTAAAAAATAATTTATCATTATCTTTTGGTATATATTCATCTGAAGATACAATACTAGATAAATTATCAAAACTTATTTTTCTTTCAAAATATCCTATATTGGTAAATTTTACTCTTTCATATCTACCATTTCTATAAGTATGCTCATGAAATTCATCATTATGATTTGGCGGTTTCATAGTTTTTATATAAATAATTGAATCTATTTTAATCATCTTTTTCATTATTTAGTTCGTAATTTAAATCTTTATCTTCTTCATTTACAAAGTTTAACCATTCTTCTTTTAGAGAAATTCTTATATTAAACATTTCTTTATAACTTGTATGTCTTACATCATCTAAACACTCTTCAATAAAATTTTGTAATTTTTCTTTAAATTTTTCAACAGAAAGATTATTATTATTTTTTAAATATTGTATAAATTGAAAGTCATTCATGTTATAATATTTTCTTAAATTAGATTCATCAACAAAATATTTATGATTTTTATTTTTTGAATTTGAAAGACTAACATAAAAATTTTGTGCTAAATAAAATAATTGATGATCAGCATCACTAAAATCTGAATTAGAAATCATTTCTTTTGCCATTTCTCTATCTTTTGAATCTACACTATCAAGCATCATTATAATATTATTAAAAGTATCTTTATCATTTAATTTAAGACCAGAATTTGCACTTAAACAAAAAACATCTTCATGAATAATAGGTATTTTTTTTGATAATATTTCATATATAATTTTTATTGAAATAGGATACAGATAATGTTGATTATCATAATCAGCATTTCTAACAAAAGAACCATGAAAAGATATATTGTCTTTTACAAGACTGCTGAACATTACATTTTCTATTTCTTCTGTATCTGTAATTTTATTGTCAAACATATCAGATATATTTGTATAATCTGAAAGAGTAAGTTCTTCTCCTTTTCTAATAAAATACATACCATCATCTTCAAAAAATAATTTTCTTAATCTAGCTTGTTTATTTTCTCTATAACAATTATCAACATTTTCAGAAATATTATTTGTTGATAATATAATTGTTGCTTTTTCAATATCTCTTGTTATTGTTGCACCAATTGTTCTTAAGTGTTCTTTAATTCTGTATAAAGGAAGTTTACATCCTGGACATATAAATACTTTATCTTTTTTATTGATAGTTGTATTTTCATTTCCAGACATTAATTTTGTTATTTTATTATAAATATCTTCTTTTACTTTAAATATTTCTCCAAGTTTTATTCCGTAATTTTCAGTATAATAAATATATGGATGACGTGTAAAATCAAAACCAAGTTTTGAGACTTCACCATCATCCAATACTATAAAAGGATTGAATGCCATTTTTTTTAAATTTTAAGTTATATTCCTAGTTCTTCTTTAGCTAAATAACGCATATGAATTGCGTCAGCTTCATTATCATCATTTCCTAAATAATGATATTTTTGTTTTGCAGCTTCTATCATCTGCTGTTTATTTGCATTACCTTTTCCAGTAGCAAATTTTTTAATTTCAGATGCAGAATAAGATTTATATTCTACATTATTTTCTTCACAAAATTGTTCTAATATAGCTATTAATTTAGCTTGGTGTATAATAGCATGTGCATGTCTTCCTGCAGGGCGTTCATACACTACTATATCAAACTTTTCAAGTTCATATACTTCTTTTAATTTTGCTAAAAATCTAATGAGTTTCATACCCATTGATTCATCTTTCCTAGTTTTAAAATTCCAGGTTCCATATAAGTGTTTATCCAAACACCATCCAGTTGTACTGGCAATATCTAAGCTTAGTATTTTCATCCACTACATGCAATACAATCATCAGGATCAGGAGGAGTTATATTTTCAATACCTAATTCTAATAATTCAAGTTTATGTTTTAATTCAGCTTCTAATATATTTTTCATAAAAGGGCTTTTTTCATTTTCAATTTTTTCAGTATAAACATTTTTTAAATCTTCTGCACTCATATTATAGGTATTAAAGGATTAATATAATTTTTAACTGTGGTTTTATTAAAATCTTTTACAGAATCAGAAACATCTTTAGATAAATTTAGATAAATACCATTTATTCCGTATTCATTCCAGTATTTATTCATTCCAATGTGTCCTGCACTATCATTGTCTAATAATGTATATATATTATTATACTTTAACAAATAAGAAGATATAATTTTTTTAGAAATTAAAGTATTCTCACTATCTGGTGATACAAATTCTGCATTAAGATTCAAAGAATCTAAACACATAATATCTTTTAATGAAGATGCAATGATTAAATTAGGTTTATTATATAATAATTGATCAGTTCCTTGTATATAGTTTTTTACTTTAATAAATTTTTTCTTTTTAATATTAGGTTGATAAATTTTATACAATGTTCCATTATTTTTAAAATAACCATATATGTGATTATTTTTTATATTTATTTCTGATAGTTCATTATTTAATTTTTTAGACATAGTATATTCAGATAAAGCAAAAACATTATATTTTTTTAATAATGTAGATCCAATATTAAATTGTATCCAATATTTTGCATCTAATTCATTCCAAGGTCTTTTTATAAATGAAGTTACTTTATATTTTTCAACTTTTTTTAAATTATCACTTGCGATATATTCATTTTTTTCTGAGTAATCATTAATTATTTTTTTTTCAGCATTTTTTCTGCTTATATTAAATAGATATGATACTAATTTTATTCCATCTCCTGTTTTACCAGATGAATAATCTTTAAAAAAATATTTTGTATTAAACATATATATAAACATAGAAGGAATTGTATCATTAGAATTAAACATAGACAAAATTTTTACATCTTGTCCATGTAATTTTTCTTCTAAATTACAATAGTTTTCAAATATCCATGTAGTAGGAATTTTATCAATTTTATTTATAGTACTTATCATAATTTAAAATATTAAAGGGGAGCTATAAAAACTCCCCGTGTAAACAAAAAAAATTTTTTATAATTCAAAATCCTCTTTACTTGCTGGCTCAAATGAATCAACATTTTTTACAACTTTTCTTTTAACATGTGTATCATTGTTAAAAGTAAATATTTGTGAATTTGAATTTTCTGAATCAAATGCTGCAAATGGTATTCCTTCTTTAGAGAATTTAGGTAAGAATAAATCATATGCAGTATAACCAGCTTTATTTTGATATTCTCTACCTCCTATGCATACACTTAACCATTTATCTTTAAATGGACAATCTGTATTTAATGCTTCAACTAATGTTTCAATAGTTTCATATTTACCATCTACACCATCTAACCAATCAATTGAATCAGTAGCATAACATAATGTTCTTAGAAATTTTACTATTTCTTCATCTCTTGAAATAAATACATCATCATTTAACTGCTTATCTGCATAAGCCCATTGACTTGATTTAATTCTTCCTACTTGACATTTATATTTACCTTTTGACTCATCATCTTTATCAATAAAAAATCCATCAAAATTTTCTAGATCTTGTCCTTGACATTCTAATATTAAATTATATGCATTTTCTCCAAATGGAAAATCTTCTAAATATATTTTATCAACTTTTATTACAGTATTACCTGGCTGTAAAGATTTATTTACAAAAGAACTTTCTGTTCCGTTATCATTTGTTTTTTTAGTACTAATCATTTTTTTATTATTTTTCGAATTCAACAATTTTATTTTTAACATAATCAAGATCATTTGGGATATCTTCTTTTTCAAACATTCCCATAGGAGTTTTACAAGTATTCATACCATTATTTTTAGTTTCAAATACATATGTTAATACTCCATCATCATTTCTTTTAACTTTTGCATATAGTACAATAGAAAATAAACCTTCTAAAGTTAGTTTTTCATCAACCATTCTTCCAATAGTTTTTGCTTTTTGTTTTCTTTTACCTAAAGCATCAGTATTTTCTTCTGAATGAGTTAAAAAATATATAAATAAGTCATCTCTTAATGACATAGGTTTTTTTGCAGTTGCAGCTAACCATTTGCCAATATCTGTAAATTTATCATAACCTTTTTCATCAGCTCTATCAAAAAACTCAAATGCTGACATATATTGCCAATCATCTATAATTAAATTTTTGATTTCTGGTCTTTCAGTATTTACATATTCCATAGCTTTTATGATACCATTTGGACTATTTACTGTTGATAATCTACCATCTTTTACTTCTTTGCTAATTTTTGGATATTTGCTTTTCCAACCTTTAAATGGTAAAGGTTTATTAGCAACATTAATCCAAAAAGTTTCTTCAGGTTTTAAAGTTCTACCTCCTGTAGATTTACCTGATCCTGACTCTCCTATTATTAAAATACTTTGTGCCATTATTTTTTGTTTATTATTTGGTTTAACCATACTTTTTTGCTGACGGGTTTCTTTAACAATAATGCAGCAACATCTCTTATTGTTAACTGATCAAGTGGTAAATCTTCATCAGGATTCATTAAGTTAAATTCTTCATCTTCAATTTCTGAAGTATCAACAATTTCAAGTTCCTCTACTGGAACTAAGTAACGTACATTACCTGTACTTACAGGAGCAGATGTAGAATATTCTTCTTGAAAATGAGGATTATATTTATATCTATATAAAACTCTTTTAGGATCTTCTGACTCCATTATTTTACTTACTTTTTCTGTATATACATCTTGTCCGTGATTTATTTCACTTTCAAAAAATCCCATATGCAAACCTTGAAGTCCTGATGCAAAATGAGCCATTTTAGGTATATAAACTGGATCACTAACATTCAATTCTTTAAAAGTTTGTTCATGAAATTTTTTTAACTCTTGCACTTTTTCTTTTCTTGCAAGAGGAGTTAATTTAGTTTTTGTATTCATTATCTTATATTTAGATTCATTTTTGGTGGTGTTTCAGTTTCTAAAACTTTCATATTTTCAAATACAGCTTTAAAAAATGCTATTCCTGTTTCACCATTTCTACATTTTATAAAATGCATAGCTAACAATTTATCATTTTCAATTATATATCTTTCAGGTCCATAAAATCTAATTTTTTGTGAACCAGGTCTATTTAAACCTACAACCATATCTGCATGTTGTAACAAAGCATCTGATCCAAAAATATCAGAAGCTAGTATATAATTACCATATTTACCATCTTCATTTCTTTCAGGAGAATCAATTCCTCTATTAAGTTGTGATAATATTATAAAAGCAATTGGATATTTTCTTTTGAGTGATGTTAATACTTCACCTAACTCATAAAGCATGTCTTGCTTACTTTGTTTAGGTTTATTACGTATTAATATAGAATGATCTAAAGTTATTATAGTTTTAGTATATTCTTTTATATCATCTCCAGTTTTTGAACATTTAAATACTTTTACATGTTGGTTTAAATAATTAGTTATAATTGTTTTAAATTCTAACACAGTAGGTGCTTCTTCAACAATATCAATTGGATATTTGATAGCTTTTTTAGCATAATCAAAACATCTTGCTAAATCATTGTCAGATAAAATACCATCTGCACTACATAAATATTTATAACTTGTTCCGAGTTCACTTGCGTATGCACGTATAGCAGAATTTTTACCAACCATTTCTAGTTGAAATTCTAAAACTCTAAAATTTTCAGCGGGATTTAAAGGAAAGGCGTTTCTTACAAGTTGGTCTTTAATTAATGTTTTACCTGCACCAGGTCTACCTCCAATAACAGTCATTGAATTCCATTCAATACCATTTGTAGATGCATCATTAAATTTTACCCAGGGTGTTTTAATGCTGGTTATTAAACCATTTTTTCTTCCTTTTAAATATACTAAAGATTCTTGATATGCTTCTTTTTGAGATTTCCATTGTCCAATCATATAATATATTAAGTTTAGTTAGTTTTAAGTAAGTTTTTAATTGTGTCTTCTTGAGGAAGATAAATTTAAAAATTTATAATTCAAAATCAAAATAAATTGAATAAAAATATAGTCAATACAATTTAATTTTAAAACTAACATCAATATAATAAATGATATTACATGAAATAAAAATAATTTAGTTAATCTACTCATTGATATATTTTAATTTGTTAAATATTAATATCAATAAGTATAAAAAATTAAAATACTTTTTCTTGAAAAGGATTTACAGTTTCATCTAATCCGTCTTCAATAATCAAGCACCAATTTGCTAATGATGATTCCCAGGTTTTATCAATTACTTGTTTTCTGATAAAATATTGTGAATTTCTTGTAAATTTCCATTCATTTAATTTTCTTTCAGTTAAATAAGCATTTGTCGCTTTTAAAACAGTTTCCCAATCATAATCATGATTTTGAAAAAACCATCTAAAAGCGTTTTCTAAATTACTTTTTGATGATCTTGCTGCTTTACCTGTTGGTAATTTCATCTTAGGAAATAATTGATTATACTCATCAATTTTTTCATTATAGTTATTTCCCATTATTTTATCATTAGTTTTCTTTTTTACTTTTTTAAATAAAGCATTAACTTCATTAATTAGTCTTTTAGCTTTATCAGTAATTTTATTATCATTAGTTATCCATTTATCTTTTTTAAGTTTTAATAATTCTTCTTCTAAGCATAAATTTACAGAACTAACATTTTCTATCATACTGTTTAATATATATAAACCGTTTGGTGTTAACTTGTTTCTTACAATTATTTTAAATAATTCATTCATAATTTTCTAGAAGTTTTATATGTGAAATAATTTCCAAATACATTTTTGTTATTTGTTTATCTTTAATCATTAAACAATTAGTTATTTTTTTATGTCCGTTAATAATACTTGCATGTGTTCTATTCAAAAATATACCAACAGTTGTCCACTGGTAATCCATTTCACGAGCAATTTTACAAAAAATATGTCTATATAAAGCAATTTCACCTAATCTAGATTCACAAAGTATAGTATTATGCCCTGTATTTGCTTTTAAATATTCATCAACTATTTCTTGTAATTGATCAAGTTCAATTAATGGTAATTCAATTGAATTAATACTTTCAGTAAAAGTATATTTAATTTCTATTTTTGCTGAAAATTTCTTTTTAAATCTTTTTTTAAATCTTTTTATATAACCTTCAGCATCTTTTTTATTTTTTGGTGTTATTATCATAATATTGTATATTAGATTATTAATTATAAATTATAAATAATAAAATTATGGAAAATTTTTTTAAATTTTTAGGAGGTAGAAAAATGTTTTTTGCATTAGTATTAATGCTAATTGTAAGCATATTTCTTTTCACAAGTAAATGTGATTTTCCTCAATGGTCTAATTTTGTTGTATGGGTTTTTGGTACATATGCAATTGGCAATGGTGTTGAACATCTTGCAGACGGACTCAAAAAAAAGTAAATGAAAATAACTACTAAGATAATATTAATATTATTTTTAATAATAATTATTTTAGTTGGTTATATGATCATCTCTAAACCTGTTATTATTCCTAAACCAACGGATAATAGCAGGTTTATTAATGAAATAAATTTACTTAAAATTAAAAATGATTCATTATCAGTAACTATTAATGATCTTAAATCTCAAAGAGATACTGTAATTATTTATAAAGACTCAATTAAAAAAGTTTATTATGAAACAATTAAGTATATTGATAATTCTAATGTTTCTCAAATTGACAGTATCATACGGGCAAATTGGGATTAATGAATATGGAGATACAATTATATGTTATACAACTGAAGAAGCTAAAAAAATTGCTAAAAAATTAATTAATTTAAAAGAATGTAACTTAATTTTAATTGCATCTAATAAAGAAATTAAATTATTAGATAATCAAGTATTACATTTAAATAATCAATTAACTAATTTAGATTCTATTTCATACAACCAAAATAAAATAATCAAATCAAATGATTATTATATTAAAACTTTAGAAAAGTCTTTAAAGAAAGAAAAAGTTAAAGTTAAAACATTAAAACTTACGTCCTTAGTTACTTCAGTAGCTTGTGGCGTTCTATTAATACTTCATTTGATAAAGTAATCTTACAAAATAATTTTAGATATCTTTGTGCAGTATTAATATTATATTTTCTTTTTATACATTCTTTTAGAATATTATTTATTTTACAATTTAGACTCATAATATATTATTTTAAGGGAGGAATTTAATCCCCCCTAAATTATAATTAAGTTACTAAGAAGTTGCCATTTTTACAACTTCTGCATTCATCATTAATTTTTGAAATTTTTGTTTATTACCATTTAATATTTCACGGATAGCAAAATATTTAAGATCATTAGCAAAAATATCTTCAGTAGATAACATAATTAATCTATCAATAATATTTTGTGTAATACTATTATTAGTAGCATAATGTAATGCATAATTAGCTAATCTTGTACATAATACAGCGGCTACATCAGCTCTATAATTATGATCAACTCCAATTGCTTCTTTTAATAAAGTTTTAATATGTTGATCATTTTCATGTGTCAACATTGTTTCTGGAGTAACTAATTTATCTAGTTTATTATTAATAAATGTAGTAAACATAGTAGAAAATTCTGTTCCTACAGAACCTTCACCAATCATTTGAATCATAGGAAGACTTTCTTCAAATTTTTCAAATGAACTAATTGCATTAAAATAAGTAGTAATTGCTCTTGCATTAGTTTCTTGTGTAACTAACTCAGGATGCATTAATAAGAAATTGATACATCTACCATCTATTTCTGCAGATTCTGCCCACTTAGCCCATGTTTCTGCATCAAATTGTAAATTTGCAGATATAAATCTAGTTTTTTGTGCTGAATCAATTGAATTAACTAAATAATCTCCATTATCTGGATTTGCAGTTAATATAATATGCCAATTTTTTGGTAAAGTCCAAGAAATATATTCTTGTCTGTCAATTAATTCCATAACAGCTTGAATAAATCTTACTTCAGCTCTGTTCCAATCATCTAATAATAAAATACCACCATCTTTTTTATTAGCAATCCACTTAGGAACACAGTGTCCCATTTGTGATTTACCAGTTGATTGATATCCTTTTTTCTTATAATCTTCTACAAGCTGTTCATCTGCCCATTTAGTAGTCCAATTACCACTTTTTTCATCTTTTTTAGCCATTTGAAATTGTCTTGTAGGAAATCCTACTAAATCACCAACTTCATCAATTTGTGCTAAATTTATTTTAACAAAATCTAAATTAAGATCATCTGCTAATTGTTTTATACTTGATGTTTTACCAATACCTGATTCACCTACTACTTCAGTAGATACCATATTTTTACCTTTTTCTTGAAGATGTCTATTGTTTGTAATTATGTGTGTTAAAAAATCTTGTAATTCATTAACATTTAAGGAAACTGCGTTGTTCATTTTTTTTTAGTTTTAAATTAGTGTTTATTAGTTTAATTGAATTTTTGCTCCAGGAAAATCTGAAATATAATCTATATTAGATCTTTCAGATAATGCCCATAACATTCTACCTCTTGGTTTAGGATCAGGATTTGATGCCTCACCATCTGTAAAATATACTAAGCAAGAATATTTACGTTTGTTTTCATTATAATAATCTATTACAGGTTGAAATGATGTTCCACCTCTCCCAGTAATTTCTATTTTACCATCTTCTGGTCTTTTATATTCTTTTATACTACTTATTCTAGTATCACATTGAATAACTGTAATTTCTACACCAGTTTTATGCATATGATGAATTTCACTGAAAAATTCAAGTAATTCATCATTACATACACTGCCTGAAGTATCAATAGCAACAAGAATATTATTCTTTGGTTTAATTTTTATTCCAGGTTGTCCTTCAAATCTTACACTTGGTTTTGTTCTTGTCTTTTTAGTAAAAGTTTTTACAGAACCGCCAATAAATCTTCTTAAATAACCTTTCCAATCAAATTTAGGAGGTTCAACATTAAATAAACCATCTATATAATTTTTAATTTCACCAGGTACATATCCTCTATTTTTTTGTACTTGTTCAGCAACATTTTTAAGTTGATAATCAATTTGTTTTTCAACTAACTTTTTTTCAGCTTCAGATAAATTTTCAAATTCTTTCCAAGTTGTATGTGCATGATGAGGTTCTCTTGGATCAGAATTTCCTCCTCCTCCTCCTTTACCATTACCTTCACCATTTCCATCTGTTAAGTCACTTAAAAAAGGACAGTGACCTTTACTACCAGGTTTGCATTTTTGTGCTTTTAGAAGTTCTTTATAATAATAATCAGTACCTGCTTTAGTATCTAAGTTTAATTCTTTAAAATCTTCAAGAAATAAAGCTCTCATAGTAAGTTTAAGCATTTCTGCTCTTCCTTCTTCTGGAGTACATTCACCTGCTGTAATTTTTCTTTTAATTTCATCCATAAATATTTTTAAATCAGCTTCATAAGTTTCTTTATCTGGATAATTTCCTCCAGGTAAATAATCTCTATTAATATATTGATTGATTTCTAAATCAGCTGCTATATTAAATAATGTATGATCTTTATATTTATCTCTTAAAGACAAATGATGAAAAGCAATATGTAATAACTCATGCTTAAGTATACCTACTCTATATTCAGGTGATAAATTTTCCCAAAATGTAGAATTAATAGCTAACTGCATATTAATACCATTTTTACTTACTCCTGCTGTATCTATTTTTTCATTCCATACTTTGTTTAATGTAATTAAAAAGAGCCCATAAAAAGGCTCTTTTAACATTAATTCTTTTGTAGCTCTTGCTAATAATTTATTTTTATTCATTTTTATATTTTTTCAGTTATAATAAGATCAAAATCATCAAAAAAATTATAATTAAAATTTTTTAATAATATAATTAATTCATCATTAAACTTTTTAATAATAAATTTCTTAAATTTTTTAATTTCTTGAATTGATAAATTTTTTAAAAGTTCTTTTTCATTATCTTTTATATATGAGTAAATAAATTTATATGATACATTATTTTCATCAAATTTATCATCAAAACTTTTCATATTATTTATAAAATTAAGTTTTGTGGATAAAAAATCTTCATTATTTGTAATTTTTGGAATTTCTATCCAGTTATTATAAAGCAATAACATATAAATATAAGATTTATTAATATCAGAGTTTTCAAGAATTGTTAAACCTAATACTTTTGATTTTTCGTCTTTTGAATTCATTAATTCTAATATATTATCAAAATTAAGTTCATTAATAAGTGTTTTAGTAACTTTCATTAGTCTTCAATTTTTAAAGTTTTTAACATCCATTTTTTAGGAGTATTTATATTATCAATCCATTCTTTTGCAGAAGGTATGTAATTATTACAATCTTCTTTGACATGTTGTTGCGCAACATATCTAGTATATACAACTTTGTTATCTGAATTTATAAATGATGGGCCAAATGTTTTTTCACATTCAAATATTCCTTCACTATGATGTCTAAATAAACGATGTTTACTGTGTCCAATCCAAGCTTTGGTTTCATCAAGCCAGTTATGAATATGTATATAGTCTTGTTCTGTACCACCCCATTTTTTAACTGAGGATTTTGCGTGTATATTAGGATGTGCCATTATAGATATTTTGGTGGTTTATTTGTAAAAAAATTACCTTCATAAGATTCTTCTGTATAATTCATGTTTCCAACATTATTTTGAATTTTATAAGTACCATCAATAGTATTTAAAGTTAAATCACCATAACCTCCATCATTATTCCACCAATCAGTTATTTGACATAAAAGTTCATCTGCAGTATCTTCAAGTATAGTATTTATATCATTTATCTTTTCACCAGTTTTTTCATTAATAACAATTCTATCCCCATTTATATTAAAATAAGAAATATCATCTATTGCTCCATCATCACCAGATCCTGAATAACAAAATTCTATATTTGATATACCGTTTAAGTTAAGTATTATTAAACATATATCTTTTTCTAATTGAGTTATTTTTGACATTTTTTTTCAATTTTTTTAAGTTTATTAATATATCCTGGATCCATTGCATATGGTAAATCAACTAGAAAAGCATAATAAGTTTTATCTTCTTCTAATTTTGTATATTTTAAATATATTTGATAATAGTAAGATTTAACACTATGTTTCCAATCAGTAAATACTTGAGGAACTTGCTTTTTGTCAATTCTTTTTGTTAAACCAAATATATTTTCAAAGTTTTTACACCATAAAGACTTATACCATCCTGTTTCTAAGATAGATTGAGCAACAATAATATTTTTATGTTTTTCAGCTATGTTATATTTATCAAGTTCTAATCTAACTTCATCAGATGTTTGACTTTTAATATTAGTTACTAATAGTATCATTACAAATAACATCCATAATGCAAATAACCACATTCCGTATATTTCTATAAATTTTATAATTTTATTTCTCATTTTTTTAATTTTTTTCATAACAATCTTTACAAACCCACACGGCCATTAATATCATATCTTTAGCTTGTTTAACTTCATTACATGCAAAACAAGTTCTATTTTCAAATGATAATTTATGATTTTCATTGTCTATTATTTTACTTTGATTTTTTCTTTTAGCCATTTTTTAATTTTAATTTAAATTATTCCAATTTGTTTTGGTTTAATAGTGAGGTGCTATCCCTAACAGCTGCCTTTACTCTGTGTCTTTCGGGGTTACTGGTTTGAATAGCTTACTGTTAACCCTTTTTCAATACCTCATCTTTGTTTTGGTTTATTGTGGTATATTTCTGTGTTATGTGGCATTTAAAATCCAAGCCACTTATTTCTAAATTCTTTATTCTCTTTAACATAACAAACAAACCAATAAAATGTACCTACTTCATTTTCATCTATTGATATAATATATTTCTCATAAGCTGAGTACATTTTATTTTTAGGGATAAAACGCCACATAACAATATGTATAGCAAATGCCTTTTCTATTATTTCTAACACACATTTTTTAATTTCTCTTTTACTCATCTTTGTTTTGGTTTTTATAATCAAGAAAAAATCCTATACCTACAATAAGATGCATTCCTATTGAGGCAAGGATTTCATGTATGTCTTGATAAATGTTATTTGATAAATGGATATGCCCAACAATCCAGAATGGGACTGCTAAGTTTTGACTAATCCATATAATAGTGAATTTTAGAAAAGATTTCACTTATCTAAATTTGATCACCTTTTTCGTTTAAAATTGAATTACTTTTTAAATTAGTTTGTAAACCTTCAATAATACCAAGAACTCTTGCTAATTCAGGTTCATCATCTTTCCATTTAAACTGATCTCTTAAATCTTCTGCAAGTTCTGTTTTCTTTTTTATGGCATTTTCTACTGTACCATAATAAGTTTTATCTATGTCTTTTAGCATTTGTTTTCCTACCCAAATACCTTCTAAAAAATTAGGGTCTTTTTTACTCATCTTCGTCAAAATATTTTTTAATAAAAATTATAACAGAATCATATGCAGTATTTATATCATTAGATAATATCCAATAATCTAAATTTTCAAAAGATTTTTCAATTAATTCAACATCTGAATCAGGTGTTAGATCATCAAATAAAATATCACCAATTTGTTTAAATACTTTATTTAATTCATTCCAATCATTGTTATATCCAATAGTTATTTTAGATGGTGCTTTACCTAAAAAGTTTTCAATTAATTTTTGATTTTTTCTTATTTCTTTGTTTTTACTGAACAACATTCCATTATTTTTATACATTTTTCAAATTCATCTTTATTTGAAAAATAAGTTAATACTTTATTAATATCTTCTTTAGAATAATCAAGTGGATTAAATGGAAAATAATAATAGTCAATATTTGTTTCAAGAATTTTATTGAGCAATTCATAAACATTTTCTTTAGATGTGAGAATATCATATATGAGATTCATTGCTTTATCTTCATTATATAGTGGTTCCGTCATTATATAATAAAATTACAAAATTTTTTTATATCTTTGATGTATGTCAGAAAAAATAAAAATTCCAACAATACCAAATGATGCAATTTGTAATATAAAGTTATCTGGTGCTTTTTATAAATATATTCAAGATTCTTATTTTGAAATATTAAATTTAGTTGAACCAGATGATTTACAAAATGTATTAACAGCAATATTAAAAAATAATAATGAAAATGTTAAAGAGGAAAATAAAAAATTTATTTTTATTATAAAAATTCTTTCTATTCTTATTAAAGAAATAGAAGAATCTTTTAAAAATGATATTGTAATGACAGAAATAGATAAACCTAAATCTAGCGAAGATTAGATCCAACAAAATCTCCTAAATCAATACAAGCTTGAATAGCTAAATTAAGTTCTTCTACTGAACAATCAGCAAAAGATTTCCAATCATTGTAAATATTTTCACCTACATTTCTTTTTATAACTAATCCTGCTTTATCTTTTACAAGAAATTTAACATCTTCAAAAGAATATCCTATATCATTAGCTAATACACGAATACATTTATGAACTTTTGCTAATTGTGCAAGTGTTCCGTTTCCTGTTGTTGCTTCCATATATACATTAATAATTTGTCCTTCATCTAATTCATCTACAAACTTTTTATATAGTTCTCTATTTTTACCTTGTCTGTAAATCATTTTACCATCTTTTTTTACAAGTTTACCTTCAAAAATTCCTCTCATAGTTCTAGATATTAATTTTTCTGATTTAGATAATGATTCAAAAGAATATTTAATTTCTTTTTTAACATAGTCTAATTCATTATAATAATAAGGTGTATTTTTATTACCAAAATAAACACTATTTATTTTTTTAATTTTTTTAAATGCCATTATAAATTTGTTGAACCAGGAAACATTTGATTAGTATATTTTCCACTTGGTTTTATCTTTAATTCTAAACATTTATTTCTTATTTTGTTACCAAATTCTTTATCATTAGGAAAGTTTTTTTCTAATAAAGATGCATATTCTCCTAATATTATTATTTTTTGTTCATTTGATATAACAATATTATCTGTATTTGGTGTATATACAATGTCTTTTACTTGTCTATGTTTATTTAAATTATCGCTCATTTTATTAGTTTTTAAAATTCATATGGATCATAATAAGATATTTTATCTTGATTAAGTTCAGATAATGCATCTTTAATCCATTTTTCATCAATAGTTTGTTTATAACATAAAATATGTATTATAGCTTTATCATCTGGATTAAGTCTTAATAATCTACCAATTCTTTGTGTTGATTTTCTATTGTTTCCGTATGCATGCATAATAATTCCTTCTTTTAAATTTGGAATATTGACACCTTCAGATAATTGAAGTACACAAGATAATTTATTTATTTTTCCTTCTTTAAAATTATTTAAATTTAATTCTGAATCTGGATTTTTAGAATGATAACTATATTTACATAATTTATCAGATTGTGATTGTTCATTAGCAAATAAAATGCATTTATTTTTACTTTCATCTAATATTAATTTAGCATATTGTTCTTTACTAGGAAATGTCTGCATAGCTTTCATTCTCATAATACTAGATATTTGTCTTGCTTTTGGATTATCAGCTTCAATGTATTTATTAGTCCAATAATTATATTGTTTTTGTTCTGAAGTTTTCCATTTACGATTTCCAACTTTTACATTAATATTATTTATATCTTCTAATTCTAATAAATGAATAATTATTTTATAATCATTAAGTATTTTATCATTTACAGCTTCATCAGTAATATATGAATATACAATAGGACAATACTTATCAACTAATTTGCCTTTTTCACTATATTTACTTTTTGGAGGGGTTCCTGTTAAACCAATAATTACATTTTCATATTTTTTTAAAAACTCTTCATGTTTATATAATAAACTGTGACATTCATCAAGATAAACTACATCATAATCATGAGGATTTTTTTTATTTAATGATAAATAAGTAGTAAAAGTTATATGTTCTAAAAGATAATCTAAATTAAATTTTTTAGCTTCATCTTTCCAAGAATTAATAATTGATTTTTTTGGTGCAACAACTAATGCTTTTGAAGTAAATAAATTTTTATTTTCATTTATTAAATTTTGAAAATGTTTTAATCCAATTAATGTTTTTCCGCCACCAACAGTAATTGCTAATCCAGCATTAGTTAAAGGATTAATAACTGATAATGCTTCTTCATTAATATTATTTTTAGTTTTTATCATTTTTCTTATTTTTAATAAAATAATATTTTATATCAAAATATATAGATATTAATTGGTAAACAATATATGGTAAAGCAACAAATATTGATATTGCTGAAAATATTATTCCAAATATTATATATATAATACTGGATGATGTCATTAATATATTACCTAATTGAAATAATAAAATAGTTAAAACACCAATATTAAAACCTTCTCTTCTTGATTGTTTTTTAGTTTCAATATGATTTTCTAATATTCTTTCATTAATTAAATCAATTAATTCATCTTCTTTATGATTTATGCTTTCATTTATGATTTTTGTAAAATCATTTGCTTCTTTTTCTCTATTAATATGACATTCACAATTTTCTCTTGTTTGTGTGCAAATTTGACAATCTTCCATTTGTTAGTTTTTTAATTTTTTTTAATAATTTTCTTTTTTCCTGATCTAATTCATAAGCTTTATGATATGAATCAGGTGTATCTGCTTCAATATTTTCTTCAATTTTTTTATTAATTTCAAAAACCATCATAGTTAAATACATTTTTTTAGTTAATCCGTATCTACTTAAACTTTTAAACTTTATAGATGAAATTAAATAACCAAATACAGTTCCAATTATAAATGATAATATGTAAAATATTAAACTTACAGTCATCTAATTTGAGATTTAATGCAACAAATTCTAGTATAAAGTTTTATATTAAAACTTCCATTATTATTTTTAGTCCAAAAACTTATCATATCACTTAATTCTATAGCTTTTCTTTTTTTTATATTTTTCATTTTATTTTAGATTTTCTAAAACCTTTTGAAGTAGCCTCTATTGGATTATTTTCAATCCAAGTGTGACAATTTCTACAAACAGCCATCCATTCTTCACATAATAAGTAATTTGAACCTCTACCTTTAATATGATGAATTTCAGATGCTTTAAGTGAACAATTATGAATTGATGCTTCACACATAGGATGTTTGTCTAAATATATTTTTCTTAGTTTAGAATATTCTCTTGTTTCTTTAAGTTTCTTATCTGAAAAAGCTTTTATACGTTTTTGTTTTACATCTTTTTTAAGTGATAAATTACTCATCCAACAATATTTACAATATTTTTTTCCTAAATGATTTTTCCAAATTGGTTTTTCATTCTTACATTTAAAGCATATCTTCATTGTCTTCATTATCATTGTCATTAAAGCGAGTTAGTAATATAGTATCAACTGAATTTTTTACAATTTGAACCAATAGAGGTTCTGAATCCTCTATTAGTTCTACAATCGGTTTTAATTTTTTAATAATATTTCTCATATATTTAATTTTGTTAGAATTTTTTATCAAATCAATCTTTTCTTGACTGTATTCTTGAAAAAATCCAACTTTGCCTATTGGGCCATCAATTACATGAGAAACACCATTGTCATTTATTATATTATCATAATCAGAAAGTTTATTACTTAAATAAAAGTAAATATATGTTATTTCTTCATTTGATAATCCTTTAAATCTTTCTTTGCTCATACTTTTAGTTTATAAAAGTTTTTTGGTAAAACTGAATTTTTTATAAATATTTTAACAATATCTTCTTTAGATATTTTTAAACTTTTAAAATCTAAATCATTAATATAATTTGGATCTATAAAATCTTCAATTAATTCTTTACACAATTTACTTTTGTGAAACAATTTAAAAAATTCTTTTATATATTTATTAGTTTTTTCTTGTTTATACAAATTTAATGCATTTTGAGCTTTTTTATGTACTTTAATAATTCTTTTTCTTTTTTGCCAATGCATTTTTTTAATTTCATTTTCTTCAAACATATTTAATCCATATAAAGCTCTTTTATATAAGAAATTTTGATATTTATTAAATTTATCTATTTCATAAATTTGTGTATTAGAAGAATTAAGTTGATAATTTTTTAAATTACCATTATAATTAATATTATTATTATTATTTAATTTTTTTAAATCTTTAAAGTCTTTTGTAATCATTGGGAAACGTTTTTAATTAAAATAGAAAAGGGCCCACTTTGAGCCCTTTTTTTTAAACTTATCAAGTATTTGAGATTAAGATAAATCTATATCATCAGAAACTTTAGTTTTCTTTTTACTTTTGGTAGGTTTTACATTTGCATTTAAATCATCAATAGGTTGAGAATTTGATAATTCTTCTAATTCTAATTTAAATGCTTCACTTATTACTTCACCATTATCATGTTCAATTAATGTATCATTAATATCTTCATTTGGTTCATAATACGATCTTCTATATATTGGTTGACCATCAACACAACATATAATACCAGTAGAACCTGCTATTTTATAATCTCTATCAGGTTCTTCAGTACTAAAAGGTTCAAGTTGTTCTAAAACAACAATATTTCCAGGTAATACCATTCCATTTTGCCAGTTAAGTTCTTTTAACTCATCAACTTCTCCAAATATTAATGAAGAAAGTTTTTGTTTTTTTATCCATCCAGTTTTTTTAAAATTTGTTTTAGTTTGTTCTAATCTGATGTATCCATAATCAGGATTTTCAGTTTGAACAATAATTGCTCCAGCTTCATCTGAGCATACGCATACTTTTGACTTAAACATATTTTTTCATTGTTTTTAGTTTTAATTATTAATAAAAGTTATTATTTATTTATTCTTCATCAAGTTTGAAATCTTGATCTTGAATTTTGTCTTCTGTAGAAATATTATATATATCTTTTTCAGAAATGAGGGGTTTTTCTTTATCTAATTTACCAGGTTTATTTATTACAGTTCCAAACATTGGATTATTTAATTGTAATCCATAATTAGAACCATTTAATGATTTAAGTTCATCATCACTTAATGATAAGTATTCTTCTAAACTTATTTCAACTGTATGACCATTTGGTAATTGATATAACATATTTTTTTATGTATATGTCAAATATAATTAACTTAAGAAAATAAATTAAATTTTAGCATAAATTTATTTTATTATATAGCTATAATTAAAATGGTGACTAAAGTATTAATATAAATTAGTCACCATTTATTGTTAAAGTTTCCCAACATTAACTAAAAGGGTAAATCATTATATATGTCTTCTGAACGAGTAAAACCATACATTCTAGAATTATTAGGTAAATATAATAAATTATACATCTGTCTATTTAATCTATCTTTTTCTTTTAAATTTTTTAAAAATTTTTGATTATAATCAGATTTATTATCAAATAAATTATTAATATCATTTATATTAAATTTATAATTTACATAAGATGCATATAATAAAATTTCATTAAAATCTTTTATAATATTTATTGCACAATCTTTAAAATTATATTTCTTATATCCCATAATATGATTACCAGGTATATATTTATTATATAATAAAGTTATAAAATGATTAAAAGTTTTAGCATCATCAAAACAAGATCTCATATTTTGATAATTATTATGAGTAAGTTTTAAATCAGATATTTTTTCTAAAATATCAGAAGTTAGAAAACTTTTTTTAAATTTATAACTATATCTTAAAATATATTCTAATAAATCATTTTTAGTTTTTATTTTACCAAAAACAATATTTTTAAAAATTGATGGTGGTAAATGAAATATATTTTCTGGTAATTTTAATCTAATAGGATTAAGTAAAATACCTAGTTTAGAATTAAAAGTTTTTTCTAATATTTCAATATCAAAATCAATATCAAATAAGCCATTATCAAATTCATAAATTTTATATTTTTCTCTATTTTGAGATAAAAAAACAAACATATCTAATAAAAATTCATTAGAATTTTTTTTATTTAAGCTATTTTTCCAAATATTTAATTTTTTAGTAGTAAAATCATAAGTAAAACCAAATTTAGTATATGATTTAATATATAAAGAATATGTACCTTTTTTAAGTTCTTTATAACATAATGTAGAATGTAATTTATTTACTTTTTTTACAATATTAAGATAATTCATTTCTGTATTAAATTTGCTGTGATGCAAAATTTGATCATGCAAAGCTAATTGAATGTGCTTAGGTAGTTTTAAAATTTCTCTACATTTTTTTTCATTAGACTCACATCTATCAAAGTATATATTCATAATTAATATTTTAATAAGTTAAGAAAATAAGAGAGCAGACTAAGGATAATATCCCAATCAATATCTTAAGCTATTGATTCTGCCATTTGTTTGTTATTTTAGGTTAGTTTTTAAACTCTTATTTCTGCCCAAAGTTGAACTTCTTCAACTCATTGTGGGACTAGTTAGTTTTGTGTATAGAGGCTATAACTCTATCCATATAAGTCTTCTCGAGGTACTTACGACCTTGCTATGAGTTTCACATTTAGGCACACAAAAAAGTATTGGCTGAGTGCATGGCTGACATTTCATTCTGCACTCAATTAAGGACAATATAGGCCACTGTCCACCAAATTTTGAAATAATGTAACCAGATGACATAATCAAGCCAAAAGAGGAAAACCCTGACGCTCTTTTTATATCAGTTGTTCTCTTTTATTTCAAAATTTTTTAATTAGAAGAGTATTCTTCTGCCTGTTTTTTCATTTTATCACAAAACTTTTGCAATGTGTATGAAAGTTTAGGTAAAGACTTGGTAGTATTTGGTTGTACAAACACCATTTCTTTTTTCTTATTAAGTTTGATACCATATCTATCTCTTATATTTGAAACAATTTTTTCAATGTCATTAGAATTAATGTTATCAAATGATAATGTATTTACTATACATTTAGATCTTTTAGGTTTAGTGATAGTAGTTACTATGTCTTTTGTTATATTTTTATTCTTTTCTTTTCCTAGTACTATTTCTCCTACAGTTCTTTTTGTTATCTTTTGTTCTACTTCTTTAAAGAACGGTTTTGCTATGTGTATTTTTACTTTCATTGTTTTTAATTTTTACATAATTTATTTCTAAAAGGATTTTCATGATTAATATATGTTTCATTAAATTTTTTACTATTATTAGTATCAAATATAAGCTTTGTTATATTATCAATGTTATAATCTTTTTTAACAATCATATTAACTTCATCTTTTATCATAATTCCTAAAAGCCATTCTGGAATCATTATTTCTTTATCCTCTATATTAAAAGTTGAGTTAATTACATTAATATCATTAATAGCTTTAATTAATGCTTGTTGTAATTTATATTTATTTTTTGAGTTTAATTTAATTTTTTGTGTCATTTGTATAAGTTTTAAATATTTTTTCAATTTCTTCTGATGAAAATCCTCCTTTATTTCTTGGATTATCTATTAATAATTTAGAATAATGCATATATGTATTTATATCTTTTTCTTTTAAAGCGTGAATTAATAGATCACGCTTAAAAGAGTCAGACATAGATAAAAATAATAAATTAGAATTTGTAAAGTTTAAATTAGGAAATATATCATCACTGATTATATCTTTAACTTTTTTTGGTACTCTATTTATTTTATTTTTCATCTTTATTTTTTTTAATTGCTAATTTATTTAGTTTATCCATAATCCAAGAACTTGAATCAAACAAATATTGAAGATTATAATGACGTGGACTAAATGTATCTGTGTCTTCATTGTATTTTTGAGGAGATATTTGTCCATCTTTATCTGATTTCATAAAAAAATCATAATGAAAATAACCATTATCAACTTCAAGAAATTCATCATAAGCTTTAACAATTTTTAAAAAATTTGTTAATGTTACATATAAATGTTTAGGAGATTCAATTAAATTATCTAAATAGTTTTGTAAATGCCTGTAATAATTATCATCTTCATTTTCTGTAGTATAAATTTTACCTTCAATCATAACTGATTCAATTCTTCCTGTTTCTTCTATAAAAGATTCTTCTTTAATCATTTTATTTTTACACATTTCTTTAAGTGTTAAATCAGGATGATTTTCAAGTAACCATTGTTTATCTACTGTTAAATGTAATTCTGTTTTCTTTAATTGTTCTTTTGACATAATTTTAAGTTTTAAGTTGGGAATAAATTTATTTTAAGGATATCCTGTCAATAATGACAGGATTATATATCCTTATTTGTAAGTGAGCCTGTCCTTACTACCCTTCAGCACATGAAGGTTTAGGTGATTCTTATTATACTTCAAGTCACCCTCTATTTTTTCAAGATGGGATAACTTATAAAAAAACAACCTAGCACTACTCGGTTGAAGTGTTAATGACCTACAGACTTTCTGTAGTAAGCACACGATGTGAAATACACCTTCATTAACTTTGCCATACTATGATTGACTGCATAGTAACAGGTTAGAATATAATCATTTTACTCTCACTCAATGTCATTGGCCCAATGACACTTTGCTTAAGTCTTATTTCAATTATGCTGGCACATAAAATCCATAAGCCCTTGCGGGATACTTAAGACATTTCTATCTTAAGATTAGGCACTTCTGATTATATAATTAGCTTTAGGCATCACACCATTGTCCAGTTCTTTTTTTAGTTTGAACATAGCATTTTACGTTTTTCTAGGATAGTAGCTCAAATCCCTAAATTTATAAGTAACCACATATAGCTTACAGGCTATACTCTTTGCTTATAATACTGATAGTTTTAGAACCCTGTAAGGTCTTTGTGCTATCCACACTTGTTTGTAACTGCTCCCCTTACAAGAAAGGTACTGTTTACAATGTGTTTTGTCTATTTTACACTATAGTTTAACATCTATAGTTTAAAGTCCTGACAACATAGGACTTCCTCTACACAAGAGAAATATTTTAATCAAGCTCTTACATGAAAGATTCTATTAAAATCTTTTGAGCAGCATTTAATGGTGCGTACCACCAACTTGATTAATATGATTACAATGTACTTGCCCTCCAACCATTACAGTATTTCTACTATAAGGTGACAGTAATCTGCAAGCTCTGTTCCTGTCCACGCTACCTACATTGTAATTTGTTACTCTCACAAGGTTGCACTTTGTATGATTGGGTATAAATGAAGGGCTTTGCACCCTTCTGACGGTCTATTCTGTTGCTAGGATATCATACTAAGCCGTTTCTGCAAAACTATTTGCCATATCCCCTAAATATTAATACTACTAGACTTCCCACTAGCTCGCAGTGGTCCCACAAATAGTAAAGAGGGTAACTCTCAGAGCCCTGTATCAAATTAAATAAGCAGTTTATCTACTTGCTTGGTATACGCTGTTGCAGTATAAATACTACTATGTCCTAATCACGACTCCTATTGCGTGGTAGACTTACAGCCTTTCTAATTCTTATCCAGTATTCCTTCATCTTCTTTAGCTAATGGTAGGATTTACACCTCCAAGATGCCTGCGCTGGAATTACCCACAGGAGGAAATAAAAAGATTAGTAAGAGGGCTCTCTTACGGAGTTGATTTAAGTTGATGTACATCTAACTGACCCTCTAACTAATCTATATCTAAGGGAGAGAGTGAGCAACGCAAATGTTTTGCTCTCCATTAAGTTGGTTCTGCCACGTCTGGGCTTATGCTCTTCAACGCCTTAATTTGGTTCTCTTACAAGGTTGCAACCCTTGATACTCACCGCCACTTATGTGAGCTAATTTCTACTGTTAACACGTTGTCAATAGTGATAGATTATAAAATCTCAGTTGGCGACCACATTTACCTGCCATTGGATAAGA